TTTTTCTTGTGTACGACCAAATGCGCTAATACCTAATACCGCACCCATAGCAATATGAAACAGACCAGCACCTTGAAGTGTCAGTGGATTCCATTGTGTAATAGGTACATGATTAATGCCTTGCCATAATGCCCATAGTACTGGGAATACTATCATGTCGGCCATACAGATTAACATGTACATCCAACCCATTGCTGGACGCCATAGTTTTTGCATCCATTCTGCTCCACCGCCGTCTTTTTCTTCTGCCATAGTTCGCTCCTTTTGGCTGTTATATACGTATTTATTTCACGCTGTTAAATATCTTTTGTTGAGTATTGTACCAATCAATCCAATTATCTACACGATCTTTGCAAATGTAATATTGACTGTAATTGACTGTAATAACATTCAACGCATCGCTTAGTTTTGTTGTAGAAGCATCTACTTGATTTAGATCTGGACAAGCTGTTTTAAGATCTGGCGGAGTATCCGGCCATGACATAGTCATTTTAGGTCCAGTAACACTAGAACAACCGCTCAGAAATACAATTAATGAGGCGACTAATAATTTTTTCACTTAGTCGCTCCTAATGGATTCTTAGCCGCACCATTTAAAATAGTAATAGCCTCTGGATCAATTTTACAGTCTGCATCGATTTTCTTTTCAACTTCTTTAATTTTTTCTTGATAAACTACTTGTGTATCATGAATAACTTTAGTTTTAGTGACGATTTTTGTTTGTATGTTTGTATTAGCATCTGAACTAGCTTGCTGTGCCACAGCAATTTTAGCTTCTTGTTCTTTAATCTGTGCTTGTAGTATATCGGTTACTCCAGCGCCCCCAAACATAAAAACACTGCCTAAAATTGATACAAATGCCACAGGTTTAATAAACAACGCATATGGTTTAAAATTAGGAAAATTGCCGATAATATGAGCTAAAAAATAAACAACTGCCGAACCTCCGGCAATAGTAGGCCACAACCATGTGGGTAGATTTCCTAATACTTGTTCTAGTAACCAACTAAACATAATTAACTCGATAAGATTTGGTGTGCGTTAGCAGTATGTTGTTGACGTTCAGCTAGACCTAATGTACCACCGTTGATCTTTTTAGTTAGACCTAATACATCACCTTGATCTGCTAGAGCATTAAGATTATTAGCTTCCCAGAACCAACAAGCACTTTGTACACAACCTTCAAATGTTGTTAGAAATTCTGGAACATCATCTAAGGGAGTATCAATACTTTCAGCAAATTTAGCGTAGTTGCTTTTTCCAGTCAACTGAATGAGTCCACGTCCGCAGTATTTGAAACCATCGCCCGAAGCTTCGTCACCATTGCCCATACGTCCACCATACGCACGATTAGCAATCTTTTCTGGTTGATGAGCATAGTCGTTAACATTGCTGGCATTGAAATAATGCGGCCATACTTTGCACAATGTTTCTGGACGATAGTTTAAATTTTCAATGATAGCTTTGTAGCCAGCTGACTCTACCATAGTTTGCCCCATAAAACAAGCCACACGCTCAAGTGTGTTGATATCATAGTCTGGCAATATTTTGCACAATGCCTCATGCCAATGTTCGCTGTATGGATTATTTTGTAGTATTGCTGTGCATTTTTCTAAACTAAAATCAAATGTAAATGAATCTGCCATTATTCTATCCTTTTAAGTGCTACAGCCCATGAGCCGTTTTCAAATATAAATGTATCACCAATTTTATTAATATTGTAATTTCCTATGACCTTAGTTAAGAACATAACTTCGGCCATGTTTTTTGTTTCTAAAACAATAGGACCTTTTGTATTTTCGTAAATTGATGATTTGCTACCACTGTCTATTATATTAAATTTTACAGGGCCACTGAAACTGCGTTTGAAAGAAATTGTATCTTCCAACACATTAATATTTTCTGAATAGCTATTACTGAAAAAATTACTAAAATTATCTAATCCATCTTGTTGAGTAGCAACTCTGTAACTTTCTTTATCTCTTGGAATTACTGTTTCTAAATTTTCTAAAGTAGCTGGTCGACTTTTAAAATTTTTAAAATATCTAAAACGCATATCTTCCACGCCAGTTAACTTCTCTACTCCTTCGACTAGTTCAAGAATTTGTTCACATACTCTGCGCCCACGTTCTAATTCAACATAAACTCTGTAAGTTCCGTCGTCTGTTTCACCAGGACTAACATCTGCATCTAATACAAAATCGTAGCCCATTTCAAAAAAGTTTTCTAAATCTTTTGCTGGATCTTCGTAATCAACTGTAAAACTTAAGACAACTATATCTTCGTCTCGACCAATTTTACTTTTAAAATTATCAACTTCGAATACTTTTTTAACTAAGTTTTCTAAGTCGCCAGCGAATAAACTTTCGTTTAGGCTCATGCTGGTGCTCCTCCAGATGCCGCAGGTGCTGCTGGCGTTGGAGCCGCAGGTGCTGCTGGCGCCGCTGGAGCAGGTGACCCTCCTGCAGGTGCTGTACCTTGTGTTGGTGCTTCAGCAGGTTCTTTATTTTCGTTCTTTAATTTATCCATGTAGCCTTTATACATATCAAAAGCTACTTTCTTTGGCATGGTAATTTCTACAATCCATATAGGTTTGCGATCAAGTTTACCTTTCTTTGTACCTGGACGAATATCTTCTGCTGTACGAATTTTACGCGGTTCTAGTAAATGGCTTTTTTGATATGTAACTTTACATCCTAATTCAGTTAAACGCTGTGCAGCAACTGGGTTAGGCATCTTAGTAGCTTCCCACATGAACCCAGCGGTAATCCAGTGGCGGTCTACTCGAGGGCCATAGGCTAATTCGCCATTTTCCCAGTTTTCGTAGACATACATGTCCATTTGATCTAAGACACGTTCGAAGTCTTTTAATACAGCTAGACTGCTGTTATTTTCATAAAGGTCTTCAAGGTTTTTTATAACGTCTAAAATATCGTGCATATTAGGTTCCAGAGTTTTCTATACTTATTTAGCTGGTTTGAAATCATAACATAACAGTTTATATTTCCTTATATTCGTTAAATAATAGTGTAGGACCTCTGTAGTTATCAAAGGCGGTCACTACAAGTCTTACTTTAACCTTAAAGTAGGAGCAACTTTAATGAGTAAACAACGAGTGAAAAAGCGTTTTACATCAGAAGTTAATATCATTGATTTCCAGCCGTATCTTCCGGCAAAAAAGCAACGTGTGACAATTCAAGCACGTAACGCTAATCAGAAACTATACCTCCAAAAATTGTACGCAGAAACTACTAGCATAGTGCTTGCTATTGGTCCTGCCGGCACGGGTAAAACCATGTTGGCTGTGCAATACGGAATTAAACTGTTTCAGGAAGGCAAAGTTGACAGAATCGTGGTAACCAGACCCGCCGTGTCCGTAGATGAAGATTTAGGATTTTTACCAGGTGACTTAAATGAAAAGATGGCACCGTGGACCCGTCCTATATTTGACGTCTTGGGCGAATATTATCAAAAGAAAGAAATAGCAAACATGCTAGAGGAAGGTGTTATTGAAATAAGCCCACTTGCGTACATGCGTGGACGCACATTTAAAAACGCATACATAGTTGCAGATGAAATGCAAAATGCCACACAAAATCAAATGAAAATGCTACTGACCCGTTTAGGAGAGGGTTCTAAGATGGTAGTGACAGGCGATTTGGCCCAAGCAGACCGATTGAGCGATAATGGTCTAATTGATTTCTGTAACTTGCTCGAACAAAAAGAATATTTGGAACATATCGACATTATTCGATTTGACGCCAAGGACATCGAACGCCATAATGCCGTGAAGGAGGTGTTAGCGGTTTATGGAGAATAAGTGATGTAAAAAAAGGGCCCCAGTGGCCCTTTTTTGTTTTACAAGTGTGATAACCGTATTAGTGTTGCTGCAAGATTGATTTCAGGATCGATGATACTTCTATGGTCGACTAACCCTTGTTTAATTAATAAAATAGCTTTATCCTGTTTAGCTGGATCATCAAATACATTAGCAATATTTGTATACAACCAAGTATAAATCTGTTCCATTTCTTCCGGCCTTGCACGGCCACATAAGAATTTACGTGCTTCTTGTATCTTACCAGCTTTAAATAGCTCAACCATTTGATATTTGTAATCTAATGTACCGGCATCTTCTTGATGTGGGCTATGCAACTTTCCTTCGCTGGTATTTTGTTGTAACAGATTTAAACATTTACGCAGGTCTGGATAAGTTGTGCTTACATACAAGTCTAATGTTTCTACATCAAACTCTACATTTTCGTCTAGTAAAATTGTAGCCGCACGAGCTGTAAACTCTGTTTGATCCAGTTTAGTAAAATGAAATTGTTGACAACGACTATGTAATGCCGGTACAACCATATTAGGGTTATTACAAGTTAAGATAAATCTAGCGTAGTTTGAGTATTCTTCAATAATACCTTTTAAACTGTCTTGTGCTTGCGGACTTAAACGATCTGCTTCGTCAAGTAGTACAACTTTAAATGGTCCCCACGCAATGCTACTAATAAACGGGACAATTTTATTACGGATAAAATCAATACCAGTTTCGCGTGATGCATTGACGTCTAACACATCAGCATCTTCGATTCCAATTTCATGGACTAAAATCTTAGCCATAGTAGTTTTACCAATACCTGGTGTACCACTTAACAACAAGTGCGGAATACTTTTATCTTTGATCCAGCTTTCAACTTGACGCTTTTGAGCGTTATCTCTCCAAACATAACCGTCCATGCTTTTTGGACGATATTTGTCAACCCATAATTCAATCATGTTAATCCTAATATTGTGTGTAAATTCCAACCGACAAGACATGACCAGATCATTGCTTGTCCGATTCTATAATCATCATACGATGTTTTGGCAAAAAATGCCGATGCTAATAATGCTATTAAAGATAAAGCAAAGTCCATGCGAGTCTCCTTTAGCTTATTGTACAGGTGAAAACAGGGCTAGTCAATAGCCCTGTTACTCGAATAGTTGGATTATTGTTCGAAACTTGGTCTAGCAAATGAAGCAGGATCAAAACTTGCGTGTTCTACTTTACTATGCATACCAAATGTATTGTCTCCAGGATCTTCGTCAGTAACCATTAAAATAGCTTTTGTGTCTGCTCGACGAATAACGATTTCATCACCGTTTTCATCTACGACAGTAACGCCACGGGTCCAACGACCGTGTTCTAATAGAATCCATTCACCGACTTTGACATCTTCTTGTTCTGGACCAATAGCCCAGACCCGGCCCCAACGATGGCGAATACCTTCACTTTTACCATTATCGCTTGGTAGCACAATACCGCTAGCGGTTTTGCGTTCTTCAAAATTCATATCCGTGACAAGGATGTTGTCACGGATTGGAATAATTTTACCTGTTACTACGTTCATTCCAACCCCTCTGGATCCATATCTTTAATAGCCTTGGCTTTTTGTGTTGGAGTTAGAGGTTTAATAGGTACTTCTATCTCTGGTTGTGGTTGCGGCTTTGCAACTTCTGGCTGTGGTTTGCGAACACTAACTTGTTCTGGAATTAGCGAGCTAGCAGGTTGAAGTTGTTCACGCTTGGCAACAATTTTGCCACCCGGACCAATCTTATCTCCGCGAGCGTTTACACTCATATTTCCTACAGCTATTGTCATTTCGTTTTGGCTAACTAGCTTAGTCATATCCACTTCACGGCCTTTGGCTGTGCGATATACGGTTCTTAATTGTTCTTTTTGTGCCATGTTAATCTCCTAGATTATATTAGTACTTATCTCAGGAATTCCTGCCAGTCTAAATTATATTTGACCGAGTCTATTTGATGTACGCCCAGTAAGTATAGAACAAAACTGGCTACACTGCTTCCACGTCCTACTCCCCAAACTATACCATTGGCATTACAAGTATCTACAAAATGCTTAGTCCATTGTAGTAATGGAATCATTTCGCGAGCTTCAAATGCGTCAAGTTCTGCGTTAACTCGATTACGTTGCTCATCGGTAGTACACCGATCTAAACACCATTTTTCAACATCAAAATCTCTGTATTCTGGGGGCATGAACCATTCGCTTTGCAGTGCTTGATCGAAATCTTCTATTGAGATTTGATCCAACTGTTCATTAAATCGTTGGAATGTAAATCCAGCTGTTTGTTCTAACTGTTCAATATCGTCACTGTAGTCTACAGTCATGTCTTTGAGACTGGTTAGTTTACCCTGATAAAGGGCTCGAAATATATCGACTGAATTAAAAATAGGATTACCGAATTGATCTAGGCGCATAGCCTACATTTTAATTGATATTAATCAACTTGTCAAGGCTTTTGTCGCCATTATTCATAAGTTTTTCCAAAGCAGCTTGTCGTCTTTTACTCAATTCTGCTTTGTAGTCTTCCAGCATCATACCCATTTGTTGGCGTAAACTTGTATTATGAGTCATGAAATATTTTTTAGTAAGGTCGCCAATCTTACTTTCTATTTCACTATCCTTAAGGATTGATAAATCGCCAGCCAGCGGATGCATTAGAATTCGCCTAGTCGTCTTATGTATACGTGACTTCCAGAGTCTACGGTGAATGCTTCTAGCAATTGAATTTTTTCTACGCCTGCTATGTAAGTAATTGGAGCAGAAGGAGCGCCAGTAACTGGGATAGTAATTGCAGATCCGCCTTGGGTTGTACTTACAGTAATAGCATTGCCAACTACACTAGTAATATAATAAACTGTTCCTACAGTAATACCATTACCGCTAGTTCCTGCAAATTTAATAGTTTGTCCTACAGCTAGTGAAGAATATGTGCCAACAGAAATAAGATTTCCAGTTTGATTAGTAGCTAATACAGAGCCAGCTGTTCCTAATGATAATGTTCCGACACCACCTGTACTGGTTAATAAACCTATACTATCTGAAGATGCTACAACAGATCCTGATTTTTCTGTAGTAAATGTTACAGTTTTAACGCTGGTAAGATCGTTACTCTTGATCATTAATCGTTGAACGCTATAATAACTAGAATTGGTAGGAGTTCCGTTTTGTGGCCAGTTAATAAATTCGATAGCAGTATTGGTATATTTGATACTAAATTGTTGCATTACACCGTTAGTAAAGTCCGAAGTCATCGATAGGTAATTTGGACTTGTATTATCTAATTGTAATTGCGGATAATATATACCACTGAACTGGTTAAACAAGCCGTTAGTAATTTGGCTACCATTTAAATTGTTTACAACAGGAGTACCGCCAGAGCTGGTTAAATCTGCGGCCAGCACAGTTCTAGTCTGTAGTCGAGACACTTCCAAATTGGCTGTTTCTAAAGCTGTATAAATTGTTTGAAAATTATCTCTAAATCCTTGGGTGCTGTTATCTTGCCCTGGAGTTGGGTAATTAGTTAAAATGGTTGAGTAAGCTATATTGCTCATACGGTTATCCTATCGTTTTTGAATACAAGGTATTTATCGTTGTGTAAAATGTCACCTTGTGAATTTAATACAGCATTTACAATATATCGATCTACTGTATAATCTAGCAATTTAAAGTCAAAACCGCTAAATTTAATGTTTAATAATATTGTATCTGCTGTTCCTATTTTACAGAAACACAATGGTATACACGGAATATACCCAATTTGTTCTTTTTGGCTAGTGGTAAAACTACGCATCCACAATGGCAAATAGTTACGTTCTGTATCTGCTGTACCAGTTGTTGAATCTATAGTTTCTGAAATTCGTTCACGCCAGTTGCTAATGCTGTTAGGATAGTATGTATTAACGTTTGGAGTACTTACTTTGTATCCTGTGCTGTCTATTGTAAATGGCATGGACGGCGTAGTTCCAATATCTACTGTAACTGTCTTAGGATTATTATTTTTTACGGTTATACTCGATGGCAAATGTTTTCCGTTGGGTTCCATAGGATCTATCATTTGTATATAGATAACTTCGTATACTGGATTTTCTGTAACAGGATCAACCGCAACAGCTTTCTTCAATGATCCAAATTGGAATCTTTTACGTTTGTGATTTAAACCAATAGCACTTACATACGCGGCCGCTTGTTCTGTTTGTATACCAGCATAAACTAACATAGTCAAACCTGTTTGTAATCCAAAATTTGAATCGTTTGGTCGATAAATGCTGCTAGGTGTAAAGATACTAGTATTGTTTATAAAGTCTTGCCATAGAATTCGTTGACTAGGAACCAACATAGGTTTAGTTACAATATTACTATAGTGTACTTTATTAACTTCATCTATGTGTAGTGTAAATATTCTTTCGGTAGCTCCATAGCCATATTGATCGGATGCGGTGATACCAAATGTAAACACACGTTCAAATGTAGTTGTACTATGATCAAAAGTAGTTGAAGTTGAAATATTATTTTGTTTATTATATCCAAGGTCAAATGTAGTAAGTCCTAATTCGCCTGTTGCAGCGTCATAATACTGGTTAGGTATTCCAATGATTTCACCATCTAAGTTTAAACTTAATCCATTTGGTAAACTACCACTTGTGATTGTATAGGAAACTACAGCATCTGGTACACTAGTTGAAGCATTTACAGACAATGTACATACATAGTCTGCTGGAATAGATCCAAGATTACTATTTGTATTCCAAGTAATTTCACTATTAACTAGTCCTAGAATAACAATAGTAAATGTTTTTTCAGCGGTAACTGATTCGTTGCCGTCTAATCTTGTAGCTTGTATAGTAAATGAATAAGTTTTAGTGACACTTGGTTGATAAGGAACCGTTCCATACACATCACCGGTGTTAGGATCAAACAACATTCCAGGAGGAAGTTTTGTAGAATCTACTATAGAAAACTCTACATTAGATGCATCGTACAATGCAATAGGTAATGTGATATAATTGTTAGCTCTAAAGGCACCTAAATAACTATTTGTAATCCACACAGGAGTACGAACATAGCTTGAACTAGCTAAGAAATCTCCTGCCATTCCATCTAGTATTGTACTGTCTGCATGGAATTCATCAGATCCTGCTACAAATATTCTAAAAATTCTTTGAGTAAGATTTACGCCGTCACTGAGTGTAACACGGAATTGATAGTTGGCACTTAGGCTAACAGGTTGATTAGATTCAACATTAAAGTCATAAAACACATCATCGTATTGATAACTGTCAAAACCATCAGTTGGAAGTTGTCCAAAATCAAACGCCACGCGATCGAACTGACTAGCATCGAATGTACCAGAACCGTCTGCTTTGGTGATTACTAATTGCGGTTGTATAAATCCTTCGATTACTCCAGTAGTACTTAGTGATAGTCCTGGCGGCAATGATCCGTCACCGTCTGCTATAAAGTAAGTTAATGGTTTACCTGTACTTGTATTAAAATCGTATGCTTCTATCTGATAAGACACATAGGTGCTATCTAATACATAGTATTGTCCGCCAAACCCAATAGGTAATTCTCCTTCTGGAGTAATAAATTCTGGTAGGTCTGTAGTGTAGACAAACATAGTAAATGTTCTGTCTGATATGCTGCTACCTTGTGTAGCACGAATACAAAATGTAAATTTAGTATTGTTAGTTGTTAAAAAAGGAGTTCCTAAAATCTTCCAAGAATTATTTTCATATCGTACAGCCAAGCCATCTGGTAATGTACCGCTTATGACACTATAAACAACGTTGGTTTGTTGATTTACAGGCAACGGTATAGTAACAGTTTTTGCTTGAACAAAACTGCCTAACGTATAACCTGATTGCTGTGTCCATGGATTAAATGACATAATATTAAACTATACGACCGAAGTCAATTTGATTTGTTGGTTGGGAGCCAGCAATACTTCCCATATCGATAACAAATCCTTCCTGATCGCGTATGCTAACACCGGTAGGATGCATGATGGACCCCATATCAACTGGTAATGCGTTACTAGCAATCATCGTTTGAATTAAGCCGCCAAACAATGCTATATCGTAACCAAATATTGTACTTTGTACATCTCCACCGTAAATACTATGACCGTTTTGATTTAAATTATGATTTAATAGTGGAGCAGGATCAGTCGCAAGATGTGTAACAGATTCTAGATCGATACTAGTTGTGTTGTCTACAATAGTTATTGTTGAGTTGTTGCTGGTTAAGGTTTTGAATTCTAAACTACTTCCGCTTTTCCCTGCGTACAAGGAAACGCCGTTCTCGGATGCATCAGTTGCACTATCGATTGGCGCACTAATAGATAAGGCAAGAAAGTTCTGATTTACTTTATCAAATGCTGTTTTTAAATCGTCACCTGTGCCATCGTTAGGGTAAGTTCCTGTATTAATATGTATTGGTGCTGTCATGATCTGCTCTCTTTAGTATATTTACCCGTTTTAAACATTGAATCTGTTGCGTAACGCTGTGTAGTTTTGTCTCATTATACCAATCTTTCAATTGAAATCATGTTGTTGTTGTAAGCGCCACCAATCATCACAGTAATGCGATAGGCCTTGGTGTAGCCATAATTTAGTATATAAGTTGCAGTATCACCTTCGCTGCCAAAACTCCATCCAAAACATGAATTGCTTGGGGTTGTTGTCATTGAAAAACTAGCAGAATTTCCACCAGTATTAGAACCACCATACATACCATAAGTACCACTTATATAACAAGTTGCTGTTCCAGATACTGTGGCCAAACTTAATCCACGATTACCACTAGTTGTTACTGTGGCTTTGATATTGTCCATTGTGACAAATGTACCAGCATTGACAAATCCGCTAGCATAAGACATACCCGGACCAGTTGGGCCTTGGATACCTTGTAATTCTTTAGCACTGATAACAGGTGCCGTTGTGCCTTCTCCCCAAGTAATAGTTGCACTCGATCTTGGCATCTTCCAGTAATATGTATATGTGCCCGCCGCGGGATTATCAATAAAAACTTGAGTTACACTTTGATTTTCGTTGGCTGAACTAGATTCAAAAAATTGTTGATTACCTAATGCTGATGCACCTCGATACCATTGCACAGTTCCCCAGAATGCCGCAGAAGTATTGTTTGCATCTCCTGAGCCTACTAATTCAACCGGACCGCCTGTTGTTGTAATTGTTAAACTTAAAATTGTGCCACCTGCAGAAACAGATGGCGGGCTTGCTGTGTTACCTAACACTTGAACATAATTCAACGCACTTAATGCGCCTATAGTTGGTTTGTTAGACAAATCATTATAACTACCACTTGTTGCCACAGTGGCTAGGTTTGGCGTGTTAGTTAGGTCAGTATAACTACCTGAAAACAAAGATGGTTTATTCAGTATCTGGCTAACACCACTACTGGCATTCCAATCACTGTTTACTTGTGCCGCTGGGATCGTAGGTTTGTTAGTTAGGTCAGTATAACTACCACTGAATGGAGCCGCTACACTGATAGTACCGTCCATTGTGACACTGATATTAGCACCAATCTTAACACCACCTAGGGCACTTGATGTGGCTGCTGGTAGTGTGTATGTAGTGCCACCGTATGTAGTACCATCACTGTTTTTAATAGCGCCGCCCACTGGTAATGTTAAACTACCATCATGAGAAAATGTCCAGAAAGTACCGTCGACGCCGTCATGTTGAAAATTTCCGTAGATTTCAACACGATCACTTTTAACATTGACAGCACCTGCGCCAAGTCCCTTGCCGTCTTCACCGTATAGATAAATTCGTATTGGATCTGAAGGTGTAGTATTATTGCCTCTAATGTTTAATCCGGTGGCCCATCCTGCCCCAATATGATCTGCCTGTTCAAATATCTGTGCGCCCGATGAAAATGTCAAGCCGCTTGGCAATGTTAGTGTACCATCTACATTTAAGGCTAAAGTAGAAGTACCATTTACTAATGTCGATGTTGATCCTAGCCATGCTGTATTTTGTACAGTACTGTTTGGAAATGTTAATGTTCCATCTGAACCAAATTGCCATACTGTTGTTAATCCATTATTGCCAGCGTTTCCCCTGCCCTTTAATGCTATACTGAAATTAGCACTATAATTGTCATCGTCTACTGCTGACAATCTAGCACCCGGTAATCCATTACCTTGATCCACATAGGTATAGTAGTCAATAGCACTACCAGTTCCACCGTTACCTGCTGTGTTTATAAGATTTAACTGCGTTTTGCTTTGTCCTACTGGGCCTGTATTGTTTAGATTCAAAGGAGCAGGAGTTACAAGACCTATAGAGTTGCTGCCACCATAGATTGCTCCAGGAGCTGTAAGAGAACCATCTGTGCCAAACTGCCAGAAATGTCCTTCAGTACCATAAGTACCAATACAAACTTTACCGTCAACAGCAATCTGTACAAACTGATTGTCATCGCCCAGGAACAAATCGGTGTCTGTGAGATCGCCTGAAGTTAAGTGTAGGTGATTGCCGTCTGGATTAGGAGCTGTGGGATATATTCTTAACAGTTGATTATTATGGCTGACGCCACCTGGTTTGATCTCAACAGCCTGGCCATTACCGCCTGCACCTGGGGCTAACGGTGTATCATTGATAGTGCTACCAAATGGTAATGTTAATATACCATCTGTGCCAAATGTCCACGCATGATCGTTGGAACTGATTTTGATAGCATTGTCTGAATAAATTGTGGGAGGACTTACAGGAGGCGCACTACACTCGACATTTGCGGTCCAACCAGCAGGGCCAGGATATTCTACATTATCTAATACGATAGTAAGAGTGTATCCAGCTATGCCGTGAGCGGTTTCAGTAAAGGTATAGGTATCACCAGTTTTATAACCTGGATTGTTTTGTATTGGGAATATCTGTGCCACTGAAGTAGATACTACACCATTAGCATCTTCAGTAAAAGTTACACTCAAAGTCCAAGCATCGCCGCCATATGGGCCGATGTCCGGTGCGCCGCCGTATATTGGTAATAGTACCGCAGAAAATGTTATTGGGAATATAGAAGATGGTAATGTTAGCCCACCGGTATTATTAAAGTGCCATTCATATTCTGCTGTGTTATAAAGTGTGTCAACAAAGAATCCATCAGCATTTACATAGGCAAAGGTATTCATATTGTGTGTAGCGATGCCAGTATAACTATCAGTGGCTGCTTTGATTACACTGGCCAATGGTACTGATACGCTACCGTCTGAATTAAGAGTTAAGGTAGCACTACCGTTGACCAAACTAGAACTACCGCCACCTGTAGCCGCGGCCCAAGCCGCACCACCATTGCTTTGACGTGTTAATACTTGTCCTGTTGAACCTATGCTACCATCTACACCTTTCAAGTAACCTTGTAGGTGTAGGCTTTCACCAGTCAAGTAGCCGTCCCAACCAAAAGTCCAAGTTTTAATAGGAACATTAACACTATCACCTGTAGAAATTTTTACAGGGTACCAACTGTTTATATCAAACTCTCCACTAGCACCTAAACCTGGAACATTATAATTAAGAGATCCTGGGACCGATGTACTGCCGTCGGATCCAAAAGTCCAATTATTATAGGTATAAGAAGCTGTAGGATTACTGTTCCCCAGGTTGTGTGCTGTGTCAGACGCCCAAGTAGTCGATGGATTATATAATCCGCCTGTGCCTACATAAATTGGATAAGGAAACACTGGATTTTTTAAACCCCACCCGTCATTGTCGAATGTTATATACGAATCTAATCCTGGGTTATAATTGGCAGGAACCCATTTTGGTGGAGTCGCTCCTTCTAATCTTGTATAGATAACATTGGCGGGACTCCAATCGGCTCCAGAAATAATTATAGTAAGAGGTGCGCCCTGTATAGATAAATTGTCGGCAACTATGTTTCCAGGTAATTCTAAATTACCATCTGCGCCAAATGTCCAAAAATTATTATTACTGTTTATTCTTATTGGGCTAGGACTTTGTATCAACGCTCCGAGACCATCTGATCCATTTGGAAGGTTTAAATATCCATCTGTACCTAAATTTACAGTATAACCATTGTTGATTAAACTTGTTACACTACTTGTAAATGGTGTAAAATATGGATTTCCGGGATAGCTTGGAGGATAACCAGTTCCATATGGGAAAGTTTGATTAGCATAGTATAACTTTTTATTGCTTGGATCAAAAACTATCTGCCCGATGGTATAGCCAATGTTCGTCCAGTCAATCGCACTACTGCTTGTAGGATTAGCCCAAGTTAAATTACCTACGCCATCGTTAGACAAGTATCCACTAGAGTTAGTTGGTAGTTGTGGAACACTAGGTTTATTTTTAATATAGTCCAACTGTGCGTTATCAGTTTGATTCCAATCACTTTGTATTGGAGTTATGATTGCAGGTTTGTTTTTAATATAATCTACATGTGTAGCATCAGTTTCATTCCAATCGCTTTGGTTAAGCAATGGTATACTGATAACACCGTTAGCATCTACAGCTATACCCGTACCAATTTGAACACCGCCCAGACGACTGTTAGTAGCTGGAGGTAGGATATAGTTAGTACCAGCGCCAAATAGACTAGCTTGGCTTTCCCATTTTTCTCCGTCCCATACATAGGCTATGTTATTACTGGCTGTGTACTGTTGTCCTATATAAGGATTTGATGGAAAGCTAATAACAGTCATTATGGGTTACTCCAAGAGTTATTGTTATCAAATGCAACTCTACGCCATATCGGATCATTATTTCCAGTAAACGGAGCAGTACAATAGTAGTAATAATTGTAATCTGCGGTCCACTCGCCTTGTATATCTCCTGCCGATCCTTGTGGTGTTTTAGGTACAGTGAGTTTATAATTTAATAATGGAGGACTAGATTCCACCCATGCATTGTTATAATAGATGTACAGTCTTCCGCCTAAATCATCAAACCATAAATCATTCAATGCTGGGTTTCCTGGAGGAGCAGCTGAAGTAGTGATGTTAGCATTACCAAATGTAGCTGTAGATAATTGATATCCAGTTCCATCAGATTTTACAATTAAAAATTTACCTGCATCTGATATAATAGGAGCGGGAACTACACTATTACCCAAACTGGCATATAGTTCTCCAAAGTTATTATTACATTTTGTAAATGCTAAACGTAATGGATCACCACTTTGATCATTTGCACTTGCACCTAAATTTATTAATTGCACAGCCATTATTCTCTCCCGGCTAATTGTTGTTCTAAACTAACAACTTTACTTTCTAATTCTTTAATAGATTCTATTAGTAAACCAACAATATTGCCATAGTCAACACTTAACATTCCGTCAGCATGTTCTAATACTACTTCTGGTATAACAGCTTGTACTTCTTGTGCAATAACGCCTAACCCTTTGCGTCCGTCTGCAATTCTATCAAAAGTAACACCGCGCAATGATTTGGTTTTTTCTAATGCACTGGTAATTGTTTCAACATTGGATTTTAATCTGCTGTCAGAGTAAGCTGTAATGTTACCTTGACAAGTTAAATTAGTTCCGTCGAATGTTAAATTAGTACTACCAGTGACCGCAGCACCAGTTACTGCATAATAGGCAACATAACTTGCCATACTACTTCCAACCGTGCCGCTTCCAACAGCTTGTGTTGTGGCCGCTGTTACGCGACCATAAACGTCAACAGACACACTATTGTATGTGCCAGCTGTAACACCAGTAGTTGGTAAGGAAACAGTAACAGCAGAACTACCGTCATAAGTTGTTTGACTAGTAGTACCATCGGATGTTAAGACACTTTTTAAACCGCTTCCAAAAGTAACTGCATTACCAACTACCGCTGTAATAGTAATATCAGCTGTACCGTCAAATTTAGTACCGTTAATTTTTGCACTAGGACTTAACTTAGTTGCTGTAGCAGCATTACCTGTTATGTCTCCAGTTAGCTTTTGATCTAATTTCCAATAACCGCTTAATGTTGCAGCTGGACTAGACAAAGTACCAGGTACAGCAGTTATTATTGATTGATTTGCTAACGAGTCACTTGGGATTTGTTGAAATGACATTTTAATGTTCCTTGAATATATTTACTCTTGCATTGTTTTAAAGTCCCAGATGTTTTTTGATATCTGAAATTTCTTTACGTAACTCTTTGATAGCTTCAACTACTAGTGGTGCAATACGCTCATATCTGATAGTTAGATACTTGTCATCGATTGGTGCAGGAGCAACAATTTCTGGCAATACTTTTTGTACTGACTGAGCACTTAGACCAACTTCTTTTTTAACTTCGTAACCTAATGCCTGTGCTGTTTCATTAGCTTCATAGTAGAAACCCTCTAAGCTACACAATTTGTCTAAGGCGTTTTCGATTCCACCTATACGTGTTTTTAGTCTGTCGTCAGAGTAGTAAGCTGTGATGTTATTACTTGCACGAATCTCACCAGTGGTAAAACTACTTGGATCAACGTTTACACCTAGTGCATTTACACGATATGCATTACTTGTATTCAATGCATTAGCTGTATCAGCTGTACTAGCTGTACCAGCTTTACCATCAATACTTGTAATACCAGTTAATGCAATAGATCCATTACCACGATTGTTAGCAATTTGTGTGCTACCAATGTAGAACGTATCTCCTGACATGGCTACAGTACCTGTGGTTGCTGGGAATGTAATTGTAGTAGTTCCTGCACTAGCTGTTGGCTGTAGTGTAATTGTTCCACTAGTTGAACCAGGCATTGCAATACTAGTAATACCAGTTAATCCTAAATTAGCACTTGTACGATTCAATGCAATACCAGTAGTACCTACATAAACTGTACTGTTTCCTAATGTTGTACTTGGTATAGTACCTGTTTTTAATGTACCAGCATCTAAACTACCACCTGATGAAAATGTAGATAGTGTGGTATTAACCCACGACTGACTTGCTACAGTCTGACGAACAGGAGTATTAGCATTGTCTGTATAATATAAGTAACCGCTGTTGTACTCAATCGTGCCTGAAATAGGACTTGAAATTAATGTACCGTCTGTAAACTTCAACGGAGCTTTACTTGCTGTACCTGCACCAAGTGTTATATTAACAGCACCAGCAGTTGATACGTCGCCAGTAAACTGTCCGCCAGTATATGGCATCTTGTTACCTTGTAAGGTAGCAATAGCTCCTTGTACATCGGTATTAGAAACTCCATTAATTGAACTAAACACTACGTTGTTGGCATTAACAACATAACTATAGTTTGCATCAATTTCAGCAAACAACACATCGCCAGACTGCAACCCAACACCTAATGTGAATGAAGTTGAGCTCACTTCTGAATAATCATTGTTTCCATCATCTTGACGAACACCGTTTAGATATACACGTAAATTTCCTTGTCCAGTAGCATAACTTGGAACATCAGTGAATGATGTTTGTCCAGCTGTAACACCGTTTATACCAACTTTCCAAGTTTTTCTAGTTGTTGTAATCCTAGTTCCAACATTAGTTTGAGAGATACTTGTTGGACTTGCCCAAAAGTAACTATCGCTACCGTTACTGGCCAAAAAGTAACCAGTAGCCGGTGTTGTTGGTAAACCGTTTAACAAGGCTTTAATACCTGCTTGAGCACCACTTGCACCAGTACCTCCTCTATCTGCACTTAATGTACCGCTGGTAATTAATCCTGCACTTAGAGTTGTGTTGGTTAATGCCTTGTTAGTAGCATCTAACAACAATGTAGTACCGTCTACAGCATATACGCTACCAGTCACATTGCTAACAACACGAGCATTAGTTCCGCTTAATGTTATAGTATTTGATGTACCAGTCAATGTTATATTACCAGTACTGGTTATACTACCAGTAGAACTATCTATATAGAAATGTTGTGTAGTACCGTCGGTAATCTTAAAGAACTTGGCGTTAGCTGTTGTGCTACCGATTAATGTAACACTATCGCTGAAAGTTGTAGCATTATTAAATGTCCACAATCCAGTGATTGAACCACTAGTTCCGCTATTAGTTGCATTAATAGTTTTAACAAATAATGTGCTGTTGTTTGTTGCTAGATTTAAACTACTGTTTGTGCTAGTTGACCATGCACCTGTAATGGTGCCAGTTGCTGGAGTTCCAGCACCGTTGGCTGCTATTGCTGCTAATGTTAATGTACCACTGGTACCAATTGTAGTATTACCTTGTGCGCTATCTATAGCAAATGTAGTTGCTCCAGCAGGACCTGCAGTTACTTTAAAGTATTCAGTAGCTGCTGTAGTTGAACCTGCTAGTGTAACATTGCTGTTGAATGTAGCACCACCAGTTACAGTTAATGCTGTAGAGTTAGTACTTGTAATGCTAGTATCGCCAGTGACACTTAATGTTCCACCTAGTGAAGTTGAACCGCTATTAACGCTTAGTGTACCAGTTCCTGTAACTGACAAGTTGCTACCAACATATAACTTTTTAGCAATACCAACACCACCTGCAACAGTCATTGCACCAGATCCAGTGTCAGCGGCATCAGTAGTACTGCTTACAGCTAAAGTACCTGTAATAGTTTCATTGTTATTAACTGTTTCGGAATTTACAGTAATTGTAGTTCCTTGAACAACCAAGTTACCTGCGATTGTAGTATTACCTGTAGTAGAATCTACGCTAAACTTGTTAGTGTTAACAAAGAAACTACCAGTGACACTAGTATTGCCAGTATTACTGTCAACACTAAATTGTGTTACAGGTGTTCCTGAACCGTTAGTGATAGTGAATAATTTACCAGCTCCACCATTTAAAGTAATACTATTGTAAGTATTCAATGTGCCATACAATGTAGTAGCAGATCCACCACTAGAATTACCAACAGTAAATGATGAATTAGAGCTTAATTGAGTACTACCGCTAATAGTCCAACCGCCGTTATATGATGCTGAAATAGTTTGTCCACCAATACCTTCAAATGTTGAAGCTTGATGTATAGGTGCAAAAGTTTGACCTAAGAATGTTGTAACAACCGCGTTGGATGCGTTTAGACCTACAACCATAAATCCTGGAACACCGCTTGGACTTAATGTTGCTGTAAAAATTGTTCCGTTTGCAACAGTTTGACTTGGAAAAACAGTCCAGCTATTTCCGCTACCGCCAATGATAACAGTTCCAGCTGTAACACCAGTACCAGTCAATGCCATACCAATGGCAATAATACCTGTAATAGCACTGCTAATTACAAGGTTACCACCACTAGTGCCCGAACTAATACCTCCTGTAAATGAAGCTGTGTTTACACTGGCTGCACTTGGGAATCCAAAAGTCAACTGGGCTGTTGGATTACTTGGAGTAGCTGTAATAATTGGAGTACCTTGAACTTGCAATATACCTACGTCAACACTTCCGTCACTACCTGATTTAATAAAGCTGTTAGGTTGATGTTGATTTAATCCGCCAGTTCCAGTTGCAACAGCATTGGCTTGACTTACTTGAACAACATCATAACTATTTCCACCACCAGTATTAGTAACTCCACCAGGACTGGTTGTATTAGCGTTTGCTGTTACAGTCATCACACCAACTGATCCAGCAAACGATGAATTGCTAATAGCATTACCGTCAGCAACTAAATTAGCAGGAGTTATAGCCGATGGACTAGCTGCGGCACCAGTGTTATTGTATAAAATAGTACCAGCTGGTATATATGTTATCTTGCCAAGCTGAATGCCAGTAGCATTGCTAGTTGCTGTTTTAAGATCTATCCAACCATTGTTAGCTGTAAATACCGCACTATTAAAGCTGGCTAAACCGCTTGCTGCTTGAACAACTGATTGTAATCCACTTGGTGCATTTGCACTTGTAACAGCATTTTGCATCAACAATTTGCTTTGTTGAATAGCTGCTGTTGCTCCAACCATGCTATCAACAATACTTCCACTGTTGATACTAGTTGTAATAGTTCCGCTAGCACTATTGTAAGTCAATCCAGTTGTATTACCAATGATTGTACCTTGTGTAGTGATTGCACCTGTTGATGATGTGGCAATACTTACACTAGTAGTTGTTGGCGCAGGAGTTGCTAATACAGTCCAAATACCATTGTAACTCTGTGTTGACACACTATTATTAGTGGTACCGCTTATTACAATAGTTTGTCCAGCTTGGAACGGTTGTGTCGCTTGCGATGCAAATGTAAATGTTGCCACACCGTTGTTTGTACTTACACCTGTAGTAGCAATTGGTCCGCTTGAAGGAACAGACAGTATAGCTGCCTTCCAAGTTGAACTTGGAGCATCGTATACCAGTTGACTACCTGTTACAATTGATGTAAACACCACAACACCAATTGGTGTAAAATTAGGAACTTGACTTAGTGTAATGTTGGCAATTAATTCGCCACCAGATGTGGTTGTAAGAGTAACCGCGGTAATTTGTTGTGTTCCGTCAAATGCATAAGTTGTTACTTGGCCAATAGTCCGAGTACCACCACCGTAGATATACATGCCTATTGTTGGGGGATTATTGACAGTAGCAGTAATCTTTGGTGTAAATGCCAAACTTACTCCACCAGTCCAGTCACCAATTCTAGCTGTACCAGTGCTGTATGGCAATGTACTATCTTGTAATTTGAATATGCTATTTTGATTTGTATCTTGTGTGTCAACATAGCCTTTGTTTGTGGCATTAGTCGGGCTGACGTTTACAGGCATGTTCATGTTGATAATACCATTACCACCCAAGTTCATTTGGCCAGTCATGGCCAAAGCACCGTTCAAGGCCATATAGCCTGGGCCGATTAAATTATAATTAGGTACTGGATCTCCACCGTAGGCTAGACCTAAACGATAATCAATAAATGAACGAATAGCACTTTGCACTGGAACAATATCACTAGCGTTCTCAGTCATCTTGCTATCACTAGAAAAGTCAGTTACTAGAACACCACGTTGAAATTGTAAACCACTTACGTTAGTAAATGCAACGTTCTGACTGATACTAACTGTACCTGTACCTTGGTCAACTGTAAAGAACTTACCAACACGGAAAATACCGTTTTCGTCAGTTGTTACATAGAAACAGCGACCTACGCCTTCTTCAAGAATTTGTTTAGTATTGTCTGCGGCAATAGCTGGGTTACCGTAAATTTGGTTTGGATAGTTACTTGTATTGTATCCGCCAGTACCAATAAATGCAAAGTCATGTCCAGTAGCACGAGTTAAACTAATACGTTGTGTAATTTGTGCGCCTGTGTTAGCACTATATCCTGCAAACAATGTTGTTGAAAGCGATGTACTAAGTCCTTTACTAATACCAATAGCACTACCACTTGCATAGGCCTGCAATATTCCTACAGTAGTAGTTAGTGAACTATCCCATGCACCTGGATCGTATGGATATGTTAGAATAATTAAGTTAGTTGAATTAGATCCTGAACTTGCACAAGCCCATATACCGTTGTATAAGTTGTTGTTATTACCGCTAACATTATAGTATTTGCCATTAGTAACAGTAATATTACCAGATAGGTTTAATGTAACATTGAATTGACCATTTGACAACGCTTTAGTACCATAACTGCTTACAGTTGTAGTTGGTTGGTCAATAAAGTTTGGACAATAGAATTGCATACTACCTGAGCTGGTAGTAGTTGTACTAGGTACAACTACCGGGCTTAGTGTAGAACTTTGACTAATTGTAATTGTGTAAGGACTAGTTGTACTTAAAATACTTGCTACATAGTAAGTTGTACCTGCTACAATATTACCAAACGCTGTACCTGTAAATATAATTTGTTGACCTACAGTTATACCATTAACAGAACTAACAGTTACAGCATTATTTAAAATTGCTGTTTGTGTCATAGTTCCAAATACGCCAGGACCATTAGCGTACAATGCTGTTAGTTGAACAGTACTTGTCCCGCCAGTAGTTGTTACACTTGGATTAGCAAATTGACTTATTTGTGCTGTCAATACCGCGTTACCTGGTACACTGAATCCTAATGAATTGTTTGTAAAGACTATTGAGTTTCCTAAGATAGGACTTGTAGTTGATCCGTAGATAAACACACTGATTTGTGTTGCGCCAATTACTTGATTAATAGTATAAGTTTGTGTAGAACTTAAACCACCAACAGTACCAATGATTCCTGTGATGGTACTAACAGCCTGACTAACGCTTACTAGGTAAGTACCAGCATTGTTTGGTGTATAAAAAGAATATGATCCTGTAGCGTTTGTTGTAAAGTTAGCTGCATTACCATTTATGTTTACTAAAGTAACAGTTGTTCCTGATGTATAATTTGACTTTACATAAGTTCCAACTGGTACACCTGTACCAACAACTAATAATCCTGCAGCTATACCTGTTGCACTTGTTACAACAAATGTGTTAGTGCCACTAGTTCCACCGCTTGCTACAGTTGTGGTAGCTTGTAAGTTTCCGCTTACTCCACTAATTTGATTAACAATAGTAGTACCAGTAGCAATACTTGTGCCGCTAGACAAAGTCATATTGTTATAAACAGTACCAGTTGTACCAGTTATAGTAGCTACACCAAATCCACTGTAAGACCCTGTACCTGCAGCAATACTGCCGTTTAATGTAATTGAATAAACGGTATTGGCAAATGAACCAGCAATACCGTTGAATATGATACTAGCACCTGATGATAGACCAGCTGTGCTGTTTATAGTAATTAAATTAGTTCCAGAAATAGTTTGAGTTACACTACCTGTTAAACTGCTTAAGGCAATTGTTGGAGCACTAGTATATCCATAACCTTGACTAACAATAGTTACAGTATTATTAATGCTTCCAGTGGTAGGATCAATACTAACAGTGGCAATAGCTTGGCTACTTGCACCACCACCACTAAATGTCAATACTGGTGCTGTTGTATAGCCACTGCCTTTATTAGTTACAATAACTTTAGTTACATACGCATATTCGATACAACTTACAGTTGCACCGTTTGGAATCCAACAAGCTGGACTTACTACAAAAGAATTAGTTAATGTATTAACACTTTGTACAATAGTTCCAGATGGTACATTACCACCGCCTGTAGTAAATGACATTGACGATAATGAAAGTGTACCGCTAGTAACATTTGATGATTGAGTTACACTTAGACTATAAGTTCCAAGTCCACCAGTACCACTAGTACCGTTAGTACCAAATGCTTGTATATAAGTTCCAGCGGTTACGCCACCTAAACTTGAGAATATAAGCATACCAGCAACAATTCCGCTACCTACAGTAACAGTTAAAACGTTACCACTGATGCTACCAGTTATGCTTACATAACCGCCTGAAGCAGTTCCAGAAATTAACGGAGTTAATGTTGGGTTTACACTAACTTTAATAATATTACTAGATACATAAGTGACAAAATATGTACTTTGATATGTAGTTATACCGTTTGTAGTTACAGCAGTACTGGTAGAAATTCCGCCAAATGTAGTTGCACTACTTGTATTGAACGTAATCTGTTGTCCAACATACAATGGAGCCTGATTAGACCCATCACTATTTGTTGGAATAGTTAAAGTAATACTGTTGCTGCTTACACTTAATACATAGCCTGTAGTTTGAACTAGCGAAACAACCATACCTACTACTAGTTTTGACACATCGTTAGTTGTAATGTTTGTTGTGTTTACAACGTTAGTGACTTGTACTTTAGCATCATAACTTAGGTTAGTGGCGGTAATACTAGCAGGGCTACCGCTACTCGCTACGGTCTGACTTTGACTTACAGTCCAAGTACTACCAGCACCTGTTCCAGAAATATTTGAAACAATAGTTGTACCAGATAAAATTGTACCACCGCTTGTTGCTGTTAAAATCATTCCAGCAAACAATGTTTGTTCGTTACCTGTGTTTGCTACACTACTAACAGTTAATGTTGTTCCTGAAATATAGCCAGTGATCTTTGTAGTTACACTATAACCAGCAACGTTGATAGTGCTATCAACAGGAGGTAATGTACCAGCACTACTATATGGAATTTTAAATGTTACTAGTTCGGATTGTGTGCTACCTGGCTCTAAGCTGCTTCCCAAGTATTCTAAGCCATTTAAACCGATACCAATACTGGCGTTGTTATAAATCGGAGTCAATGCTAGTTGTAAATAACCATTAATATTAAATCCAAATTGTATACTAGCGCCCGCCACAATACCAGACACTGTTGCACTAATAGTCAAAATTGCTTGTAGTGTACTTCCGCCAGGTACAACACCAATACTTTGTACGGCTGTAACATATTGTCCAGTCCAGCCTGTTCCTGTAATCAATTGACCAGGTAAAATATTTCCAGTAACGTTGTTTACTGTTAGTGTTAGTGTGCCAGAGTCAAATGCAGAATAAGTAGACGATGCAGAGTATAAAGGTGGTTGATAACTTAATACTTGATGTGTTCTACCGTTCCATGCTAGGCTATAATTACCAGTATTAATCTGATTGATTGTACTTTGATCTGTCAGCACTCCAACAGCAATATTATTATCACCAGGATTAGCACCTTGTGTTACGGTACCAAATGATAATTTTCCAGTTGCGATAGTAATTGCGCCACTCAAAACTACAGTGCCGCCGCTAACATAAGTTACAGTCAAACCTGCTGGATATATGTAACCAGTTGCTTGTCCATTGGTTATATCTAATGCTGAACTAATTGTATTGCCAACTACTTGTCCAATGCTAATTGTGCCAGTAATACCAGTTAATGATAATGTATTACTTGCAAACGAACTTACACTTGCTGTGGCAATTGAATAAGTCGGATCAGCTGAAACAATATTAGTAGTATCTGGAACAAATGTATAATAAGCAAAACCGTTTGCTGTTTGTAAAATAGCATTGGTCGGTGTGCTCATCGCTTCACCAGTTGCTTGGTTCAAGTTATAACTTAGTACACGATAGATACTTGATAAGTTAGCTGAGTATTGTAACGCCGTACTTGGACGTACTGGTTTAACGTTAGTAATGTTAGTAAATTCAACGTATGTATTTGTACGTAAAGTAACCAACTGACCGTCACGTAATGCAAAAGCCAGACCAGTTGATGATGTGATTGTAAGTTGTAGTACGTTTTGTCCAATAGTAACGCTGGTATGACTAATACCGTTTACTTGATATGTAACAATACCGCCACCTTCAACTGAGTGATCGATATCAATATAAGATTGGGCATATGGAATATATTCATAACCGATGATATAAATCTTAGTGTAGATAGTTGTACCAGGTGTGCCCATTTCAGAAGCATATTGACCCTGTTTGTAGACACGTGCCGTTTGAATTAAATCGTGTACCAGGTTAACAGCATTAGGTAATTCAGTGCTGTCTGCACCGCTAGCACGTAGACCGTAGTCACCATAACCGTTTGAACCAGCTACAGAACGAATCTGTCCACCATTCAATGAATAATAACCTACATGGTTATAGTATGTGAATGTTGAAACTTGTTCAGTTAAACCGGCGTTGGTAGCAACAATACCATAACCCAAGTCACAAACTTGTGTAAAGTCGTTAGCCAACATTGACTTGTTACCGCCCATTTCAATATTGATTGGTACATTACCGGAAATCAAATAGTTTGGAATAGTTGTGTTTAGTATAGTTGATCTATTGCTAGTTATAGACGAGAAGTCTGCATTATACGAACTGGTACTAGAACTAATTGTTGGCTTAGTGATAGTTTGTGTACTAGCCCATGTATCTCTAGTTGCCTTACTAGCTGTCCAATAAGTGCTTAACCAGTTTACTAGTGTCTCGATATTTGTAACAGGGAAACTTGAGCCGTTTGGATATGATGCACCTATTTTTAATGTTGTATTTTGAATAACACCATTACCTGCACTTGGATATGTTGTTGTAGATCCATTGATGGTTATAGTTCCAGTAGTAATACCTTGGATAACATTTTCCATTACAGATTCTAAATATTCAAATGCTGTATAGTAAACATTTAAAACAGTATTACGACTGATGTCTGGGTTTTGAACAGTTTTCCCAGTTAAACTATTGTAGTAATATACTCCATCAGTCCACCAGAAGTATTGAGTAGCCAGTTGATTAATCTGACTATTTCCGCCATACAATGTATCATAAATTACAGCATCGACAATATAACCGAGATCTTGTTGTGTTGTTAATGGACTGTAACCTGTTGTTGTTTGTAAACTAAATTGAGGTAATGCTGATAGCCACGCTGCCACTTCTTGTTGTATAAATGTACGATTAGCTTTTAATAATGCAACAGCATTTTGTTGATCGGTAGTAGCACTACTTAATGGTGCTGGATAATTTATATTAGATGGTTTTGGTAATGCTGTAATACCATTATTAATAATACCATAGATCAATGCTAGGTTATTAGTTACGGCTGTTTTATAATTGCTACCAATAGCACTAGGGCTAGTAATGGCTGCAATACGATTGTTAATGTAGTTAATACCAATGTTTAATAAAACTTGTGTAAGACCATTAACAATATTTTCTGGTTGGATATAAACTAAACCAGTTCTAATAGTTTGAGAAGTTGTTCCTAACGCTGCATCGTAAGTAACAGCATCAAAAATATTGTTGAAGTAACTGCTAATTTGACTGTAGCTAGTTGCTGTGGCAAAAGGTGTACTGGTGTCAAGAATCAATCTTGTTTGTGGTGCACCAATGGTGTAAGTTCCGCTAGCTTGTGCGGTTAAACCAGTCCAAGCAACACCGTTTACAAAGTTTGTATTACTTAGAGTAATTGTGTTTCCTGAGATACTGGAGATAAAGACTGCTGGGCTAGCATTTGTAGGAATACCAGTACCGCTGATGTACATACCTGCCGTGATGCCAATGGTACTAGTAACCGTCATTGTAAATGTACCAACAGCACCATCGGAGTTTGCATTTGTATAAGTTACCGTACCGATAGTGGCATTACCGTTGTAATCATAAACTTCGTCGATTTGATAACGATAACCTTGTAAATAGAACGAGCAAGGTACTTGTGGAGGACGAACATCTAAACCACTGTTTACTGTTCCTTGAACTGTAATCAGTGTATTTGCAGATCCGTTAGAACCAATCACAGTTTCTGGACTTGATACAGTTTGAATGCTGCTAATTTGATATGTTCCAGTACCACCAGTTGTTCCGCTTATTTGACTTTGGATATATGGATTATTAACAATACCGCTACCGCTGATAGTCATGCCTAGGACAAAAACTCCTTTAATAGTTCCGCCTACGGTTAATGTATTGCCAGAAATAGTACATTGAGTAGCACTAGCATTTGGAGGATATGCGTCGATATTAACTACGGTACCATACAGACGTCCTGTCATACCGTCGATTAACTGACCACCGGCAAAGTTTTTCTTATTTGTACTACCTGTAAAACAACCTGATTCTTGTCCGTACGGTGATTTGGATTTAATCTGACCTTCTGGGTCAAGTACCATCATAAATCCGCCATGGCCCTGAGCACTGATGTTACTGATACGTGTAGCATCGTTACATAGGAATACATCAATTTGTTTGTTGTTCTTTGGTACACTATTAATATCTAGCGGGTTAGTCAAATAGTGACGTCCGTAGTTGCTTGTTGTGTATAAATGCCACACTCCATAAGCAAATGGACCGATATTACTGAATGGATAAACTACAGTACAGTTCATCACGTTACCGCTAACGCTGTCGATAACAGCCTTACCTGTGGCAATTTGTCCGTAGGATGTAGCGGTACCAACAGCTTGGTTATTAATAAATGTAACAGTACCCACGCCAGTAGCTGTGACAGTTGTACTATTTTGTGTTTGACTGTTGTTTACGATCCATGTATTAGATGTTGGACCTGCAGCAACAATTATAGTTCCTGCACTAATGCTTCCGCCTGATAAAGTTTGTCCTATAGCAAATGCACCAATGACAGTTCCTGATCCAACACTGAATGTGGTTCCAGAGATACTACCAGTTGTAGTGCTAGCACCGACTGTACAAGTGGCTACAGTAAATGTACCATTGTAATTGGTTGGACTCATTCCTTCTATAACAATATTGTCTCCAGTTTTATATGGAACTGAATTAGAAGAAAGAGCAGTACCAGTACTTGAAACAAAGTTTATGCTACAGTATTGATTTAAGTTTAAATTGAATACTGTACCTTGTGTTATCTTATATGTGTCTTGAGTTAATACAAGACCAATCCAACTAGCAGGAACTTGTCCTGTGGCCAGTGTAGCTGTTATAGTACCTGTAGATGCACTTAATGTAATTGCCGAATTGTATCCTACACCAAAGTCTGTGCTGTAGTCAATCGGACCAATTTGCATGCCATCAAAAATACCATCTCGATAGAAGAATAAACTTACCCAAGGACTCTTACTAGGTCTGTCAATAGGTCTAATAATTGTACGACGGAAGTCATCGCCTTTGACTGTTACATTTTGTGCTAATCTGATTGGATAGTCTTCATAGTAAATACCTGCCTCTACACGAATAGTAACTTGTTGTATTCCTACACTTTCAGCGTAATCTAATGTTTCTCCTGGAACAAAGAAACCAGGTGTTAACATATTAACATTTAGTGTATCATAAATTGTACTACCACCTGGGCTGTAACTTAAAATAACAGCAGTGGCTTTTGAAGTATTACCAATTAAAATCTTACCAGGTATGATATGGTTATCTGCTGCTTGGCCTTGGTCAACGCTACCAACACCGCCGTTGTATACTCTAATGCCGTAGTATCCTGATCCTTGTACAGCAGTAGGAGCCGCACTTAAACCTTTTTCAATAATTTGCAATATGGTTGTAAATGAACCATTTACTTGTGCCACAGCACCAGCAAAATCTGAATTTGCTGTAGTTGCTTTAGTACCGTCAATTGAGAATGTAGCACCGTGATAAGCATTTTGTGTAACTAAACTTTGGAATCTTAATTCTTGAGTTTGATTTAATACTTGTGCAGCTAGGCTTTGGATGAATGAAATTGCTTGTGTAGTTGGAGCCAATTGATCACCGGTGATAGCTTTTAAAGCACTAGCATTTCTATAATAACTCTTACCTGCTTGTACAGTTTGATAATTGGCCGGAACACTGCTAGTACCAGTTAATATATCAATTACAACAGCATCTATCATTAAACCGATGTCTCGTAAACAAGTGGCTTCGTTATAAGTCAATCCACCGGTATATGTAGTTTCTAGATAGTTGTAAACATAACTAGTAATTGATGAATTTGCGCCTGTGATAATATTCCAAGCACCTAACGGACCTTTGGTAGTATCGCTGTTAATCAACAATAAAGATTGACTACTACTTGTTCCTTGAGAATTGCCCAATGCACTAGTAGGATATGTAATTACATAGTTGTTGGCCAGTGTGCTAACTGTAGTAGATGTTGAATTAGTATAGTTTGCTAAAACATCTAAGATAAGACTGAATGACCCTCTGATTTGATTTTCAGCGTTGTAAGCCAATCCCCATGCTACTGGTTGTGGAGTAGTTTGAATAATTGTGTTGCCACTTTGAACAGCAACATATTGATTCTTTAAAATTTGAACAACTTCTTCGCGTAGCTCACTGATAGCTGTATAGCATGAACCAGATGGGCTAGTATTTCTTCCCGCCGCCAACTGTAATGTACCGTTAGCATAATATTGCAAAGCAGCCTGAACCGTAGCACTATTACCGCCGTATAACAAATCATAGCATACGGCTTCTAAGATAGCAGAGATATCTCTTGCACTGGCTGTTTGATCAAATACAATACCAGAGTTAGTGTTTACAATAAATGAATTAATGTTTGCTTGTAAAAAGCTAACGTTTGCAAAGATTGCTGCTTTTGCTTGATTAGCAAAATCAGAACCGCTGTTTGTATAGTAAGGAAGACCACGAGGTTGTACACTATTATTAACACCGTATCTTAATAAGTTTTGTATTACATTGAATTTTGCACTAATGGTGTTTACTGTAGGACCATCGTTTACAGTACCTAATAATGAATTACTAATCAGTCCGTTAATAGCTTTAATATAACCAACACTTGTTAATATGATTGTAGGAATTGGACCGTTGGTAGTTGGGTTATGAATGACAAGATTAAATTTGTCATAGGTAATTACACCTGCAGATCCTGGAATAGTAGGAGCGGTACCGTATAAACCAGTTGTTGAATTTTCAGCAACAACTCCAGATCCGCTTAGTATGCTGGCAATTAACGCAATATTACCACTAATGCTGCTACTAGCCACGCTACCACCAGCATAAGTTTCGTTTGTATATTGGAATACTGTTGTTTGATACAACACATTAGGTGTTGAATTTGTAATGATATTTTGTGCCAATACACCAATATAGTCAATAGCATCAATACATGCACTTTGTTGAGCGTTGCTAGCCAAGTGTGGAGATTGTACACCTCCATACCAATATCTATTGGCAGCGTATGTGCTTTGGCTGTTACCGCCATACATTAAGTCATAGACTAAACTCCAAACAATAGCTTGAATATCTCGTCTGCTTAGTGACTTATCATATCCAACATTAGAATATTTGCTGGTTAAGAATCCACTGATCTCAGCTTGGATAAATGGAATATTATTAACTAGTAAGTTGGCTGCACTAAAACTTCCTGATAGGCTTGAACTTGTTGCTGGGAAACTAGGTGTAGGTGTTTGACCAGTTAGAATAATTTTAACAATAGTTTCTGCTAGGCTTTGTAAACTTGTTGTAATACTTGCAACTCCAACACTGGCAATTAAATTGTTAATCAAGTTATTTCTAACAATAGAACCACCGGTTCCTGCTACCTGTGTAGTACAAGCAAACGTTATGTAAGTAGTGTCGCAAGATAATACAGTCCAGTAGCCTAGTAGACTTGAGCTACTATTATATCCGCTAGTAGATACACCTGTAATTAAAATTTGTTCGTTAACCTGGAATGGAACAGTTAATTGTTCATCGAATGTGATAGTTGCGGTAGTTCCATTACCGATAGCATTGGTAATTGTAATGCTAGATGTATCCAATAAGCTAACAATTTCGTTAGCACTAAAATCTGGAACAGCATTTGGATTTACACTATTGTTAGCATAAGGGAACAATAGACCGGCTTGTATACTTTGGTAATTTGAACCAATAGCAAAGTCGTAACTTAAAGCAAATAAAATTCTGTGTAGATAATTTTGTAGTGCTGTGCCAGAGTTTGAATCGTAACTATATTCTAAAATCTGTTTTTGAATTTGAGCTACAGCATCTCTTACTTGAGATAATTCATTTGTAATTATATCAGCATTGTAACTATTGAATAGTATGCTTGCTTGGGTCATAGAATTGAATGTTGTATTCAATGCCAAGTCGTATGCAACACCATTGATGATATTGCTAATAATTGATTCCCAACGTGTTTGATCAAATGTACTCTTGTTTACATACTTTTTATTAATGTAACTGATAGTTTCTTGTTGGATGAAAGAACGGTTATATTCCAACAGACTAGCAGCATCTAGTACACCTTGGACAGCACTACTACCGGCAATCAAACCCACTAAGTGGCTTTGTGTTGCAGGAGCATTATAAACATACCCGTTGAATTGGTTAGCACCAATGGTATAAGATAATGTTTGACGATATGGACCAGGCTCTTGATTAGATAAAGATATTAAATTTTCAGCTTGTAGTGCAGCTTTGCCTACAGTAGCATAAGCATATTGCCATGCACGGCCTTCACGTCCTGCTGGAGTATGAGTTTGTAAGTCATCGCCTTTGGTTGTAACATATAAGTTTACACCGCTGTAGTAAGTGCTATTATCAACATAGTATTTTGTTGCAGCTTGTAAATCTTCCGGATCGTTTACTATTCCTTCTCCTGCTAGTGGAGATGGATGATCGCTTAGATTCAAAGCACCAGTCATTGTGTCACCGCCGCGGTATACTACATCTTTACGTTGCATTGCTTCAGTGCTTAGGTAGTTACCAGTTAATGTTGGATCGTAGCCTGTTACACCTACTTGTGGGGTTAATGGCTGTGTACGTACATTTAATGCACTGGTAATTTGTCCTTTGCTAACTTTTAAATAGTTAGCATCAGCATATCCTTTAGTTACTGCTAGACTTGCAAGAGTTGTAGTAATGTTGTTAGTTTTATTGTAATTATTGTTGTTAAACGCCTGTACCAGTGCTTCACTAGGATCTGCTAAATTTACAACAGAATATGCACCTTGAGCATTTAAATTTCCACCCAATGTTGGATTCTGATCTGTACTAAGACTAGATGTTGGTGGATGAATTATAAGTTTGGTATTATCACTAGTTGCGTCAATACTGAATTGTATAGCAGGTGCACCAACAACAATATCTCTTGCTGTAAGACCTCCGCCCGTAGTAGCTGCCATGATAATTTGATTGGCTTTGTAGCTAGCTGGAGCATCAGCTAAGTTAGTAAAACGAATAGTTCCACCGCCACCAAAAATAGCGTATAATTCGCTAAAGTTATCGTTTACTTTTTGGAACGACGTACGAATACTGTCGCCTGTACCGTCATTACCTTGTACGCCAATGTCAATTTTCTTTTGTGCCATTTGTATTAAACTCCAAAGCTACTACCGCAGCCGCATGTTGTTGTTGCATTAGGATTCTTTATGCTAAAACTACTACCCATTAAATCTTCTTTATAATCTATTTCTGCACCTGTGAGGTATGTCATACTCATACTGTCCACGAGTACTTTAAATTCGTCTATAGGGATTTCAAAATCGTCTTCGTTCTTTATCTCGTCGAACGTGAACCCATAACTAAAACCGCTACAGCCGCCGCCTTGTACAAATGTACGTAGTGATAGCTGAGGATTTCCTTCTTCATATAACAAATCTTTGATCTTGGTTTTTGCTGATTCTGTAATTGTAATCACACTTTTCCCCTGTATATGATATTTATCAAAAGCATTTTATAACCTTAATGTAAACACGTAAATACACTTATGTACTTAGGAACAGAATTCGTGCAAACACAATATGTGCGTACCAGCAAACGTGGTAAGCACCATACCTACAGCCGTAATAAGACTGTGGTGCTGTTTCGATGCGATGCTTGTCAAGGGGTGTTCAAACGGGATAAGGGGAAGATGGATCCCAATCGCCTAAACAACAATTACTATCATGTGTGTGGTAATTGTGACGCTAAAAAGTTTGCCCAAGAAAAGGGCGTTGAAAGCCGTAGAGTTTGGGATATGCCAGTGAGTAGTCTTAAGACACTCGACCAATTCTAGAACCAATGAGGTTCCAATTGATAATACGCCATTGATTGCGTAAGTAGCCTTTTTTATCGGCAAGGTAATCGAATTGAAATGCGTGTTCCCACCAGTCCACCAGCAATATGATATCCATACGAATCTCATGATTTTTGATAGTTTTGATTGAACCATCACGGGCTAAGTAAACCCAACCTGAACCTTGTATTTTCATTGCTTCTTTTTCAAAAGCATCTTTAAAACGATCAAATGTTTGAAAGTGTTTGTTGATAAAGTTTTCAGCAATGTGTTCAGGATTGTTAGAACTCATGGGTTTCTGATACTGTCTGAACAATATATCGTGCAAAAACGCACCTGCTTCATTAAAGTCGGCATCGCCCTCGCCATTGTTAAATCTTGTAACATAGGCTTTATATAACTTACCATAATGGTAATCTATAGTATCTTCGCTAATGCTGGGTTCCAAATCGTCCCTTGCATAGGGCAACGGAAATTGTTCTAAAGTTTTAGGCGTCTTACCCTCGTTTAGCGTGATATGCTTAATAAAGTTGTACATAATGATATTTATTCATAAATACTCTACAGGAGAAATACTATGAAAGAACTACTAAAAAAATGGTTTGCGTTAAAACCTAAAACTGTAGAAGCCCAAGCGCCTTACAAGGTAGAAACACCAGTAACACCAGTTGCTGACGATGTTACTCGTGCAATGTTGGAATCTATTCCAGCACCAGTGCCAGCTAAAGGACCTAAGGTTAAAAAAGCGCCAGCGGCTAAGAAAGCACCAGCTGTTAAAAAGCCACGTGCTCCTAAGAAGCCTAAAGCAGAGTAAGTATTTTAGCTTGCTCGTAAAGAGCAAAGCTGGCAAGATTCTTGCCTTTACTCTCCGCCATGATATCGTGTGAGTTTAGAAAGCTCAGTGCCCATTCATTCGTAGCTGTATTCCAGTAAAAGTCTGAATGTGCTCTGAGCTTTTGCTTTTTGTAACCCTCGGCCAATAACAGTTCGTAATCGGGCGGAACATCCGTGGAATGATTGATTAGATAATCTTCTCGAGATATGCTATAGTGCATAGTAGGGCGAAGACCCCGCCAAGAGTCCACAACTCGCTTGACGCGGTCGTCTCCAGGTTGTATGTGCTCTCCCTCACGTATCCAATGATGATGTATATCAAGGACGATAGGAATAGTATCTGTAAGAGTGAGACAGTCATTTAACCCCCATGAGTTTTCTTCGTTTTCGATTGTAATACAATTACGTGCCTCCGGACTTAATCTGTTGTAGGCATTTCTAATGCCTTGGGGACCTTGTTTGCCCGAGATGTGGACATTGATCTTGAAGTCTTGGAACTTTTGTCCGTAGCCCATGTATCTGGCCATGTCTGTGTGATACTCGAATTCTGCGATCGAACGTTCGACAATGCCTGGGTTATCACTTGCCAGAACTGTAAACTGCCCAGGATGCATGCTAAGCCGAATATTGCTGTTGCGAGCAATATCGCCCACTCTCTTAAAATGGGTTTCTGCGTATGATATAATATCAGGTTGACGCCAATAATCAGCAAAGTCAGCGTGAGTATAAGCAGGGAGAATGTCACTGCTAATCCGAACCATCCTAAGAGGAGCATCAAGTTGGCTGACACGTTCAACCAATTTCCTTGTTGCTTCGATATTGCCTACCATTAGGTCCCATAGTTTCTGCTCCGCTACATCTCTCGATTGTCTGTTTAACCAAGAGATAGTAGTTGTGCCTGTGTTGTATTGTTTAGCATCGTCTTTTAGACCAATACCGTTAACCTGATGAGGATGGTCAATCCATTTACATGCGAAGCCTATTCGTTTCATTACCAATGCCTTATGACGCCTGCGATTATAAAAAAATTTGTGATAATGTATATTAACACAATTACAGTACGAATGCAAGCAATTCGGTCTGATTCTTCATCCGTTTTGCCCGTTTTCTCTCCTAATGCTTTGGCCCAAAGGCGCCAAAAATAATTAGCCTTCGTACGTAGCCGAATTAGCACCGTGTTCAAATACTTCAACTGATTTAACTCTTACTGTTGGGTTAATCGGATAACGTTGATTGCCGTTTACTAACAAGTCTGCCATTTTTTCATAGCACATTTTGGCAAACATTTCACAGCCAACTCCGGGTACAATGCGTAGATCGCAAAGTGATCCTCTTTGGTACGGCTCAAAATTGTCTCTATTAACTTGCATTTCATTTGGACCTGCTTCAGGCAAAGTCCAATTAGTATCGATTAAAGCCATCTGTTTGAAAAATTCCAACTGTGGATCGTCTTCGGCAATAACCAAAGTGTGATCAAACATATAGTCTGCCCAGGCTTTAAATGCTTTGAGACCGCCAAAGTCCATACACCAGTTTTTGTCATCCAGTGTATCACATTCAAAGATTAGTTTGATACCGATTGAGTATCCGTGAAGTGTTGAACAGTGGCTATGTGTGGCACGCCATTGTCTAAAACAGCATGATAAGCCTCGGTCATTGCCGTATGTTTTTGTTGAGTAAAATTTTGCCATTGTTATGTCTCCTGTTAACAATGACACGCAGAGTATTTTGAGTGGGATGAGCGTCTGAGTCCACTATTTTAATTATGTATTATACTATATTTAGAATTTATTTCCAACCCCAGTGATAGCCATTTTCACTATTATTGAGTAATTTTCTTAATGTTGATAGATGCATTTTTAATACTTTTCCTGCTTCTTTGACATTAGTAAATTGTCCATACGGAGTTGTAATCTTCTTTGCTCTTGGATTGTTTCCGCCTGCTTTTTGTTCTTTGTATAACTGGATGGTTTCTTGGCTATGTTTTCTACCATAAAAATTGTTTAATTCTTCAGTCTGTCCGTACAGAGGATTTTTCGATCCTATCATACCTTGCCAGCCTTTTGGGTTTCCATCTTTACCGTTTTCATATTTTAAATTTGCCCAGTCGGCAGATTCTACTATATTATTTTCTTTGGAAAAATTTAAAGCAAAAATCTCACATTCTTCTATATTAGAAAATTCCCATACTTGGAGTGTGGCAATATTTTTGCCATATGTTTTTAAATGTCGCTTCCAGTATTTGCCAGAGCCACTATAGATATACGGATCTTTTCTTTCAGTTTTTCCAAAATATTTTAATCCAGTTATAGTATGTTGTTTTATGTAAAGATAAATCATTGTTGCTCCTTACATATATTTAGCACACGATGCGGGATGAGCGTCTAAGGCCGCATAATATAATTATACGCTTTTATAGCGTAAGGTCAAGTTTATTGATTAGCTATTTGTCCGAATCCCAACCATGTTCCAGGACTACCAGTTGTAACACATACCCAACCTACATAGTTGTGTGCTTGCGGTTTAGTATTCCAGCAGATATCTCCAACTGAATAATTTCCTGAAGTTGGATAGCTGTCTGCATTGGTAAATTTTTTATTACCAATACTAACATCACCTGCTACACTAAAACTTAAATTTGGATCTGGATTTTGAATGTTTACACTTAAATTACCAAATACTTTAACTGGTTTAGATTGTAAACTGATATCACCAATATTAATCTGTTTATTATCCCCGTAGAACAATTCGGCAGAACCAGCATTAACTGTATATTCATTTTGTGTTGTTATTGTTGATCCTTGTATACTAATACCTGAAACATTTATATTGGCAGCTGTCAGACTGTTAAAATTGGCTTGTCCGTCAACTGTTAGACTTTGTAAAGTTCCTAACTGTGTTAGATATGAACTAGTTACACTCGAACCTAGTTGTGTTAGACTAAGAACTGTTTGCCCTTCGATGGAGTAAGTTTTGTCTGCTGCTAAATCTATTGTTTCGCTACTAGAAAACTTTGTGGGATTTGGTGTCAGTATAAATTGATGGATAGACGATGAGCTACTCCATAATAAACCTAATCCAAATAATCCTGTATCTTTAGTAGCAGAAAATTGCAATGGGTGTGTTCTATCAACTCTATTATCAGTTACTACACTGGTTGCTGTAAGAGTTCCATTTATATTCAAATCTCCGTTGATATCAACTTCACCACTATTTTTAATTAATATACGAGTTTGTTTATCTGTAACAAGAGCTAGATCGTGATTACTATTAGTTCCAAACTCAGCAAGATCATAATCTGGACTACCCAACACAATGTTTACATTGTTATCTATAATGTTAATTGCAGCTATAGGCTCATTTGTTCCCAAACCTAAACGATTAAATGTACTATTGAAATAGGCAAAATCTCCTATTTCTACATCACCCGATACATTTAATGAAACTAAAGTGCCCACACGGCTTAGACTACTAGTTTTAATAGATGGTCCCAGTGTTCCTGCACTTAACACTGGAACATTGTCAATATTATATTTTGCACCCGCTTTAAGGTCAAAATCCGCACTCGACCAAATACGTCCGCCTGTTCGATAGATTAATTGATTTTGAACTGTATCACAAGTCCAGCTGAGGCCTTTACCATTTATATCGCTTTCAGCACTTCCGACCCATTGGCCTGAATCGGATGAATTACTATTTTGTCTAATTAAATTTGCAACATTAATTGTATCAACTGTCAGGGTACCTCTAACTGTTAGGTCGTTATTGGATAAAATATCTCCCATAACACTGATATTACCGTTATGAGTTACTTCGCCGTGTGTCGTAGTCAGGGTCAGGTCGCTGATAGCAACAGTTGTGTCTTGGATATCAAATAGTTTTGCCATGGAAAATACTCTCTTATAGAGTATTTATCCATGTTTTGATAACTATTACTGTACTTTTAGCAGTAGTGTATCTTCGTTGATACGTCCGTTCATCTTAGTGTCTGTAGCGTTGATGTCGTCTAAAAACTTACGCAAGGCAACTTTACCTGCTGTTTTAAACTCTTTGAGTTTTTCTTCGGGTTTACGGACAGTCTTTTGTATACTCTTGAACTCATCAAAGCCTGTGATAGTAGTACCCTTGACTCCCAAGTCTGAAAACTCAGATGCAACATAGCGACCTAGTTTACGTGTTTTGATATTAAACACCCACAGTTCTTTTGCACCCAAAATATCTGCAGGGTTAATACTAACTAGCTTCAACGGCTCGTTAGTTTTCAAGTACTTCATCTTGCCTACTACTTTTTCAGCAGGTACAGTCTTCTTAGCACGTGGCGCACGATTAACTTTAGCTTCTTGTGCCAGCATCTCGCAAGCAGTTTTAATTTCAGTTAAGAAGGCAATAAAGTTTTTGATTTGCTTTTTACTACGATGGCTGTAACCTTCTTTCAATTGTTCGTCGGCATTACCGCTAGCAAGCTCTTCTAGTTCAGCTAAATCACGAGCATAAAACTCTTTGATGATGCGAGCATGAGCAGCCTTAGCTTGTTGGCTTTTCAACAAGTTAAGTACCTTAAATGCTTTTGGATCAAAGTTTTCCGGGTCAGTTTGAAATGACTCATACGCCTTTTCAATTTCCTCAGTCATCCCCAATGCTACTTCACGGAGACGTTCCTGGATACTCGGTGTGTAAACATCTTTCTTTGCGGCTTCTTTTTCTGCAGCCGCAACGTCCGGATCAACGTCATCTTTGCCGTCAGCAAGAACTTTTACAATCTCAGCACGGAGCCAAGCGGCAGTATCGCGTCCTTGGTTAAAATCGGCACGTTGAGTTTGCATACCCCGATTCAAACAAGCCGCGACCGCACCCATTGTGCCATTGATGCGGCTATCTTTAACTTTTTTGAACGCTTGAATATCTGCTTTAGCGCATCCAACAGTTTCCATCCATTTAACTACAACAGGTTTGTAAGTTTTAATATCGGATTCTAAACGATACCAATCCATCGCTTTCTTAAAAAAGCGATGAAAGGTATCAGCATCCCATGACTCACAACCTTCCCAAACTGGGCTAGTATCTCGAACAGCACGAGTACGATGTGCAATAACTTGCTTTTTGGTTACACGGGTTTTAGTTGCTACTTTAGCCAATTTAATACTCCTGTTAGTTAAACAATACTTATATTATAGCGCCAAAATGGCGCTTTGTCAACCTCAGGTCCAAAGAGAATGTCTGATACGGATTAATCTGATCATCATAGCTTCATCTTCGTCTTCATAAGCCTTTTCGATCTTTTGAAGTAGCTTGTGAGCCTTGTCGCTAGCCTTTTTGAGTACAGGATCTTTTTCGGCACTAAAACTTAAACGGCCGCCATTTGCAATACGGCTTGCTTCGCAGGCGGCGGTCCAGCCACTTGCTTCATAAGGGTCTGGGCGATTGCGATATGTCTGAGTCCACCAAGTGTAAAGTTCAATAATTTCTTTTGCGGACTTGGCTTGATAAGTTGGCTCTGCCTTGTGCTTTTTACCTTCTTCCAAAAAATCTTCGTTAGTAAGAGTGCTAGCCCAATTTAGATAAGCAAGACCTGCTTCTGGGCAACGCCAAGTACGCCAGCGTAACCATCCACTACGATACCAAGGAACATTGTACTTTACTCGTTCCTCTTCGTTCCACATACAATAATGCCACGCTTGTTCTATTTCAACGAAATCCACAAGCTCTTTAAAAAGACAAGGGAGAAACCGATTACCAACGTCACTCCAACTGCCAGGGCGGATATCACGAGGGTCGGCAGTAAGAGCGTGACTCTTACTAACCCAACGATTGTTGATGTAATATCTGATGTCATTTAATTTATCTCCAGGATAACAAATAAAATTTTGAACGGCGTCTAATGCTTCTTCGGCTAGCCAGTAACGAAAGTTATGTTTCATTTGGGCAGTGGTACGCCACTCATCCCATTCTTCGCTTGTTGCCGCACTCAACTTGTTAGTGCCGCGAACCCAGTCAGCAAACTTTGAACATGACCAATAATTGCTTCTCATATTATTTCCTTGTGTAATGATGTCTGTTCTTTGGTATCATCTTCTGAACATCTAACAGGTTTACCATTATCGTCTAAAAATGTAGTACCCCATGTTTTTCCATTGTGTTCAAATTCCGCATATACCTGTCCATAAGCACAAAACCTATGAGCACGTATATCGTCATTGAATGAGTCTTGCATTGGCCACACAACCACAACTACCAGTATGGCCGCCAAGAACCAAAATATTTTTCTAAACTTTTCCCAGTTAAATTTTCTCACCTGTTGTAAATCCTCTAAATGATTTGAAACGTGGAAAACGCAAACTATATGTTCCGTCTTGATTTTGTGTTACAGCATCGGCACGAACTTCCACAACTTGGCCATCAACACGGCATGACCAAAACTCGTCACGCTGTTGGTCAGTAAAGCCACTACCAACATTAACACGAATAGCCTTGCCATCATCTACACCTTCGCATACCAACGCACCCATCTTGCCTACGTTCTTACCTGTGCCTTCTTCTGTAGTAACTACTGTAAGGCTAACTTCGATAAATGGCTTCAACTTTAACCAAGCCACACTACGTTTACATTCGTATGGAGCATCGATGTCTTTGATCATAATACCTTCGTAACCACCAGCAATGGCTTGTGCGTTGATTTCTTTGAAACGCTTTTGGCCTTCTTCGGTATCCAAATCAACCAACTCGTTTTCTAAAGCTGTCACATTAGGCAATAGGTCTTTATTTGTTGCTACCCAAAACTTAACCATCTCACTACGAGTTTCTTGGTCTTTGTTGTAAATACCTTTTTCAAAGTCTTCCAAAGGTAACACATCAAACAAGTGTAGTACAGCATCACCTGCTTTGACATTGTCCTTGCGGTGTACTTGTTTCATTAAGTCTTGGAAACTGGAGCTCATAATCTCACCGTCTAGCACTACATCCATGCTCTTGCTAGAACCTTTCTGTTTGATTACGTTACTAATCTGTTCTGCTATGTGAGGGAAGTTAGCAAGTTCCTTACCGTTACGACTAAACATATCGACGCGGCCATCTGCACGAACAATAGTGATAACACGAACCCCATCAAGTTTAACCTCAATAAGTTTTTTGCCCGAGACTTTATTTTCATGATTAGCACTATCGTGGGCAAGCTGGCAACCAAACACAGGAATACTGTAATCAGCATATTTTTTCTCCACTACTTTATTAATAGTCTTTTCGCTTACACCACATCGTAAGTCTTTAATTAAAATTCTACGATACCAGCCATTCCACTCTGCCTTAGTGGCACTTTTCATCATCGCCTGAATCATATCACGTGCTGTATTACCGGTGACATTGCGAGTGACAAAGCCAGTAAGAGCGAGAGTAAAACTATCCCAAGGTAGGCCAGGGCCGTCTTCATCATTCTTCTCCGGTATTTGTTTGAGTCCAAAAGTTATCATTGGATCAAGAGCAAGGCGACACCCTTCAAAGAATTCATCACACCCTTCTTGGGCAATAGCTTCGATTATAGCTTCTTTGTTCAAACGGCTTGGATGACTTTCCAAACTCCAAATGTGACTGGCACAAACGCTCATGTAGACTCCGATAAGTTACTGTATAAGTGTTTATTATACAGTGTAATTATCAGTATGTCAAGTGGTTTGTGGTCTTAAATGGCTTGCCGTAGTAGGCATTTTCCAAATTACGCATAATCAAATTTCTCATTCTGCGTATAATTGGATGGTTGTGATTCCAATCAAAAACTTTTAAGTAATCGCACCAAGTGGAATTTTTATGTCTACGACATTCGTTTGAATCTAGATAATGTCCAATCGCTGTTGGGTCGTAGCCAAAACGATCGAGTAATTCGCAAGCCGTATTAAAAGCATGGGCACCCATTTCATCCCTGTCGCCATAGTACTCTTGCTTTTTACGATCTTTGGCGTATTCTGCCGTGCTTTGGTAACCTGGAATATTTTTGAAATTTCTAGCACGGAATTGTCTCATGTGTACTATTTCGTGTAGTACAACATCGGCAAATCTAATGGCCATACGTTTGAAACGATGCTGTGTTAGTTTTAACTTTTTATCGTTGGGATTGTAGTTAAAATTAACTTCTATGGCTGGCTTGCCTTTGTGATCCAAATTACTATAGTATACACCGCCCATAAACACAAATCCTGAAGTGGTAGGTGCGTACAGGCATTTTTTAATTTTTAAGGGTAAATGGGATTTGATATGCTTTATAATGCGCTTTTGTATTTGGCTAGGAGACAGCTCTTTGCCCACTATTTCGCTATTAAGCGAATAGAACATAGAGTACAGATTACTGCGGGTTAATTCTGACCAATTGAATGGTAGTTGGGCCATAGTACACTCCTAGCTAATACTATTTATAGTATACTAGGTCCAACCATTATATACGCACTTTATGGGCGTTTTGTTAAGTTCTGCGGGTAACTATTTCGTCAACCAAGCCAAAATCTAATGCTTCTTGGGCACTCATAAAGTTATCCCGTTCCATAGCCGTATAAAACTCCTCAAAAGTTTTACCCTTACTATTATGATTTACATAAATTTGGGTTAAACTCTGCTTCATTTTTAAGATCTCTTTTACTTGGATTTCCATGTCTGTAGCTTGTCCGCCTGCGCCACCTGATGGTTGATGTATCATGTGACGAGCGTTTGGAAGAATTTTGCGTTTGCCAGGAGCCCCAGCAGTAGCGAGCAAGGAACCCATACTGCAAGCCTGACCCATAACGATGGTTTGGACGTCTGGTTTAATAAATTGCATTGTGTCATAGATAGCCATGCCGGCAGTAACCACACCCCCAGGACTATTGATGAAAAAATTAATGTCTTCATTTCCTTGACTTTCCAAAAATAGTAGCTGTGCTACAATCAAACTAGCACTATGCTCGTTAACATCTGTATCTAACATGACAATACGGTCTTTGAGCAAGCGACTATAAATGTCATAACTACGTTCACCTCGAGCTTCTTGCTCGATTACCATTGGCACTAAATTAGGCATCTTTTTCCTTTGTAATAAATGGTTTCAATTCGGGAGGCGTCCAACCAATTGGTTTTAGTACTTTGCCGTCTTCACGTTTACGAACTTTGCCTGTTTCTTTATCAATTTTAGCAAAGTTGGTTTTCATAACTTCTTTCCAAGCGCCTTCGATATCACATCCCATGCTATGAGCGGCGCCGATAGTAACAACCAAAATATCTGTCAAAGCATCCACAATCTCTTCTGGATCGCAATCTTTAATGGCAACTTTTAGTTCGCCAAATTCTTCTTCAATCAAATTAACATATAAATTAAACTGATCTACATTCCAGTTGTCTGTTGTTTGATCACAAGCCTTCATAAACTTTTCTTGATCTCTAAATGGATTCATTCTGCTACCTCGTATGTTGCTTCAAAAATATCTGGCTTACAGGCATAGAACTCGCCTTGTACACCTTTAATTATCCAGTCGCCTTCTGTGGCAATATGTTTCACAGTCAAATGGACACCATCTTCTAGTGTGCCAATTTCTGCTTCTGCTAGAGCCGTAGGATGACGTTCCTTACGAACATTGCCCAATGCTGTACCGCAAAATGCCTTGAGCGCAATCATGCCTTGCTCATTGTAAATAAAACGAACTGCTTCAATTACTACTGGTTTCTTTCTAAATTTCATTATACCAAGTCCAACTCAAATTCTCCGGGTCGTGTTGTTTAAGATAAAAACAAGACAGTTTAAACATAGTGCGAGCATGTTCGATATCTACTGGAACAATGATACGTTCGCCATCACGTAACTGACGAAGTTCTTCAGCATCTTGTAGTGCTACCTTTTCCATGGCTTCGTAGTCGCGAGCCATTTCCATAAGTTCAATTTCGTTATACATTGTCATCATTGATGCCTTCGTAATCAGCAAGTTGTTTCTTGTATACTTCAAGTTGCTCAATCAAGTTAGTAACCCCGCCGTAGTTCATGCTAATAGCACTATAGCCCATTTTGAATTCTAGACGATTTTCGCTATTCATTCCTAGCGAGTAATAAGTTACGGGCGCCTTCTTTGGTTCTGGAGGCGGCTCTACCAATTTTGGTGGCGAAGCAGGAAACGGCACTACATTTTTTGGCATCTTATTTTTCTTAAACAAATCAAACATATGATTCTCTCTCATGTTAAGCCAGCGAGCCAGCGGATTACAAACTAATGGTAATGATATTAAAACTATCCATACAATTTGTGTATACCAAGTATACTGACCATACGGACTTAACGCAACCAGTATGACTAAACTAATGTAAAAGACACCGCTCCAGAAGAGCCAATGTCCCCCGGAGCGAGCAAACAGTTTCATATTACTGTAAAGCGATTGGGCTTACAATAACACGGGGCTCAACATAAATTGGTTTAGCCTTACCATCCTTGTGATCCACACATAGAATCCAAGTACCTTCAGCTGATGCTGGTGAGTACAATCCGTTTGGATCTGCTTGTGGTAAGGTAACATAACCATGAGTACCATCACCGCCAACACGCATTGGATTGGTATACTGTGTAGCATAAGGCAAACCATAGCCAACTGAGTCACACAATTTGGTCAATTGGTTATTCATACCAACCAAATAAGTTGTAGTAGGTACGCTACGGTCACGCAATTCAAGGATATCTTTGAACATACGTTTTTCAGCAAAGTTAGTGATTGCTGGCATACCAACTGACTGTACAGCCTGTAGGCTCAGTTCTTCTTGCTTACGGCGCTCGATCTGAGTTGAGCTTTCTGTTTGTGGACCACATGCTGTAAGGGCGGCCACAAAGGGCAATACCAAAAGAAACTTGTTCATTTTATTTTCCTGCTTTCAAATCGTTATAAAAGTTACGAAGGTTAGGAGGCATTTTATCCTCAGGGTACACACTAAAGCGGTGTAACACTATAGCACGGACGGCATCTTTATGATCCTTGTCCGCATTGATATAATCCATTTGGAGATTTTCCAAATCACGAATCATACCATCATTGTACTGTTCACTTTGTTTGAACACTTCATTGTCAACAGCACGATATTTGGGAGCAAAATAGCTGTAGGCAAAATAGCTACCAAACATACATACTACAACGAACGCAATCCAACCTACTACGATTGCTGAGATTTCTTTAAACATATTAATTGTCCAATTCTTTAAATGCTTGTTCTTGGCGGCCAGCCGCGAACTGACGTTGTTTTGCTTCTTCTTTAGCCTTACGCAAAATATTAGCGTCACCTGTGGGCAGAGCTACTAGCACATAAGTGCGGAAACGAGTACCTTCTGATACACGCTTGATTTCCTTAACTTCTACACCTGTAAGGTCGACTTCTCGACAGCTGGTACGCAAAGCCATTTCTGAAAATTCAGTACTTGCACGTTCACTGTCTGTGCGATAGATCTTTGTACGCTGGCTTACAGTACCACCAGCGGCCATACAGATCTTGCCATAAGCATCTGCTTTGGCTTTGATATCTGCCATACTCCAATCTGCGCTTACAGCACTACCTGCTTCAAATACAGCAGAGTTACTCAATGGAGGATTACTCATCCATTTAGGTGCTTGGTCAATAGCTCGCTCAACATACCGTTCTTGACGTTGACGTTCGTTGTCTGCTCGCTTTTCGTAAGCGTCTTTAGTTGTACCACAAGCCGCCAGAATAGCAACAATAGGAACTAGCAATAAAATCTTTTTCATTATTTTCCACCCATCTTTTCTTTTGTCCATTCTGCGGACGATTGAATATCCTTACCAACACCTGCTACAGTTGAGCAAGCGGCAAGGGCTGAAACCAAAATAAGTAATGCTAAGGTTCTCATTTTGCCAACTCCGTTGATTGAGTTTTAACTGTATCTACACCTTTGTCAAGCATACGAGCGATGCCGGAAAATCCAACTGTTGCTAGTACCAATCCAAAAATAGTGCCTGCGATAAATGCCTTCATAATAAGCCTTTCTGTGTGTGTGTTTGTATGTGTTAATTATATACTAGGTACATCAAAGTGTCAACGTTCAGCTTTGCCAATTGTGTCGTGATATTGGCATTGTATATTAGCTTCGCTTTTGAAATTGCCACCCAAATCCAACAGTAGATTCTTACGGGCACGTTCACGAGCATAATAGCATACACTAGCCATTTGTTCCAACCCTGTTTCAGTTTCTTCTAAATGGAAAATTTTGCCATCTACTTCAATATCAAATCGAACTGTACACTCGTTTTTATAACCAAACTCAAATTCTTCTTTTACCAAATTTTTAATTGGACTAACTTGATGCTCAGTAACCAATTTGCTACTAGTATCCACATTACAGCCGTCCGGCCCAAATTGTTTTGGAGCTTCGGGTTGTGTTTTAGCAACTGGAGTAGCTGGCGGTTGATCGCAAGCTGTTAGTAATAATGCGGAAAGCAGTAGTGCATACTTCATTTGGTACTTTCTAATTTGTTACAATACAAGTATTATAACAGAACTATTGATACTTGTCATCCAATTCCACGCTCGAAAGTCCAGCAATGGTTTGGAACTTTTCAAAAGCCTTTTTGGCGGCAGGATTCTTATCCAACTCACTATTAGGGAGAACTGCTTCTAACCAAATTTCTGGACGACGAGCAGGATGTGCGCCAAACTTACGAGGCTGATGTAGTTTACCAGTTTCCCAAAGTTCAATACTTACACTACGGAATTGGTCCTCGTCATGGTACCCAGCCCACTCTGGATTACTTTGGCTAAAGAATCCACGGCTGTAGGCATTATCTGTACCACCGCCATATCCTAACCAAATGCTCGACCACTGTTCGTCATCATGCGGATCAAAATTTGTACGAGTAATCAAGATAAGGACATCGTCAATATTTACTTTGCCGTCTACAATATCTCTAACACAGCGACTATAACTAAGTCCGATTTTCATTTTATCTTCCAGTCTGTGTTTTGCTTACTTGCGGGCCAGCACTGGTAAAATCCATACCAGCACTACGACCTTCATACATACGACCATTCCAAGTCATCGTTATTTTGACTGACTTGTTCATTACCACAGTGAGATCACGACCTTCGTTGAAAGTCATGATTTCTCCTGTTACTTCTCTACCACTTGCAACTTGCTTGATGGTGCAAGTATCACTGTGCCGTGTTATCGTTGCCATTACTGGCCTCCAATTCTGCTACACGAGCTTGTAAGCCTCTTACAGCATCCTCAAGTTTTTCAATATGCTCAGCAACCTGTTTCATAAACTCAGCAGTATTTTCTCCAGTAGTGCGTAGCATTTCTGGTACTGTGGGTAATTTCAAATCTTCTGTCATTTAAATCTCCAATAAAATGTTAGGGTTCCAGCCACTGTCTTCGCTGTAACCATCTGATTCGTAACCACGTGGGTTACACACAATTCTAGTCTCACCGATTTTGTAATCAAACGGATGATGAGTATGTCCATGTGTCCATAGAACAATCTGTGGGTGATCTAAAATGAACTCACTCAGCTCACTATGATAGCCACCATTCATCAATGTGTCGTTGGCATACATAGGATGTGCGCTTTTAAAGCTAGGACTGTGATGCCCAACAACCACACACTTACGGTCCTTGTTTTCAGCAAGCACCAGTTTGAAGTAGGCAAGTGTACGAGCATGACGATTAACAACATCACGTGCGCTCATCGTAGCATAGCTACGCTTGTCATTGCGAATGATTCGGAAATCATTCATCATACCTTCAATGGCATGCATGGTGAGTGGATCGCCTTTGTTCATATCAGTCCAAAGTGTAGCACCCACAAACACAACATCGTCGATGATCTTAGTGTCCTGTTCCAACATATAAATGTTAGGATACTTAGCACATTCTTCACGCATGTATTCGATACCGTCAAAGAACTTGCCATTGTAAAATTCGTGATTGCCCATAATGTAAACAACATGAGGAAACTGAAAACTACAACGCTTCAAAAAGTCACGGAATCTTTGAGCACGTTCTTGTCTACGACCCAAGCCGGTACCATTGGCAATAGCCCGTTGATCACTAGTATTAACGAGCTCAGGATGGTCGTGGAGATCCTGTGCGATCATAATGTCGCCGCCTAAGATCAACACATCATAGTTGTCGTCGTTCTGAATGTTGATGTCACTGAACTCCAAATGGAGATCGCTAACTAATTTGATTCTCATTTAATTCCTCTTCTGGTGTGTCATAGTCTTGACCACCGTGTTCTTTACATACTGTTTTAATCCAACCGCCAGGTGTTTGTGTTCCGGGATTACCACATTCTTCACAAGTAACACCTGACATTGATTCTGCCATAGAAACTAGTCCGCGAATATAATCATCGCCGCCTGAGTAATAAAAACGCAGTGTGCCAAACTTTTCCTTAACCTGATCCAATGTTACTTGTGTGATAGGTTCTGGGATAGTTTGCGGATCACGTTCGAGCATTTCTTGTCTACGCTTTTCTTTAAAGTCTAAACCTATTAGATCCTTATATTCTTCATCAAACAATGTAGAGTCACCAGCCTTAAGCTGTTCGGCCATCCGGTTAAACTTAATAACAACTTCACGCTGACGTTCACGCCAATCAATGTGATGCTGGATATTACCCATAAGCTGATTGAGAATCTGGAACCAACCATCTCCACATTCAAAACCCCAGCACATACAAGTCTCCTGCATTGACTTGTCACGGTTAACCATCATCTTTGGATATACCTTACATAGGTATTCGTCTAGCTCTCGCTTCATATAATTTTTCCTAATCCGTTATAGATCAACTGATCCAACTCTGTTTGATAGTCTCGACCTTGCCTACGTTTGAGCCAAATGGCAGTTAGTAGTTCTCGACCATCACCGGTGGCTCCAACAGCAAGCCCACGTAGTTCCATTTCTTCTAAAATGTCTTCATCATCAAAATCATCTAGATCGACATCAATTTCAACTTCTTTATAAACTGTAGTGTATCTGCTCATTTTATTTCATCCGATGTTTCTGGAAAGTGACTGATAATTAAATCTAGTGCTTCGATAGTACGCATATTGATTACTATGTCTTCTGGATGCAACCAATAGCCATCTGGATTACTATCAGTCTTTGGATTCTTCTTCCATTGCTTTAACTCTTTCTTAAGGTACACACGATAGTCTTTTAGGTTAAGACTAGTAATACGATCTGCCGTTTCTCCATCAATCCATTGATAAGGTTTATGTTTTTCCTTGCTCATTGTGCCACCTTTACAAAGTTAAGTCTAGTTTCGTCGTTGCCGTGTTTCCAATGTTTGCCCTGTGCTTTAACTTTGGCTTTTACAATCACACAAGGACCACGTTTAAGTTCTATTTGGCTCATCCAACTGGCCATTTTATTGTTTATTATAGCACAAATATTCCATCCTGTAAAGTTTTTTGACTTTACAACTTCAAGTATTTCACAATCTAAATCCGCCAAACGATCTCCGTCTTTACCTAGGAAACCCTCTTCAACCTTACGACTAGCCTTTTTAACTTCATTATGAACAGCATCTCTCGCCTGCACACTAGGCAAACAAGCCATCCAACCAAATTCGTTTTCTCGAACAGTTTCACTACCTAGTAAACTGTTGATCTTAGTCAGGAATTCGTTTTCACCTTCGATAGCCACAAATACCAATCGTTTATAATACTTGCGAATTTCTTCGGCACGGGCTACATCTTCGGGTTCAATCTTAAGTGCTTTGGTATCAGGTATGACCATCCGGTCATCTAATGTAAGTATCATTAGAATTTTATTTGGTTGCTTGGCGTACATAAAGACGC